CGTTTGTTTAGATAACTCAAATTTTGATCAATAATCTTTTTACGGATAAAACTATCTTTGTTTGTTAACAGTTTATGTAAAAATTCTTGATGATCTTTAAGTTTAGTTAATTCATTAATACTATTCCAGTTAATTTCTTGAATAGCGGTCTTTTTTAACTCTTGTATTTGTTCTTCGTAGGGATTTAATTCGTCAATTCTATTAGTTAAACTCTTTTCGAGACTATCTAAATTATTTTTATGCCCTAATGCTTCTGCTTCAGTGTCGTAAAACGTCTGGGGACGTCTGGGCTTATCGCCTGTACCTAATTCGTCTACAATCTTTAATAAGTCTTGAGATACTTTATCATAATATTTTTTTGCTTCTGTTAAGTGCTGTGTGGCAACAGAAGTCATTTCTTCATGTTTATGATCATGAAGTTCCTGTTCGCAAGCATGACAAGTCTTGTTTGCTAGACTTTCTAATTCTTTTGTATACTTTGTTAGACTTTTTTCTGCTTGCCCAACAGCAGATTGTAGTGTTGCTGACTGTTTGTTAAGATTTGCTACTTTGATATTATGTTCGTTCCACAATTTAAGTTGAGCATGTGCTAATAGTTCTGTTTCAATGTCGACCGTTTCCAATCGCATCATAGCACGGCCGATGTTTTCTATATCGGTTGTCTTCTTTGTTTCCCATGCACTACTCTTAATACCTAAACTATCAATACTTTTTTGTACATTTTCGTTAGCGCCTTTGATACCTTCTATCTTATATTGTTCGGCTGTAATTAATTCTTTGCTTTCTTTTACCTGCAATTTAAGTATTTCTGCTTTTTCTGACAATAACGTAATACCTAACAGTTGTTCTATAATCTCACGCTGATCTGCAGCCTTCATACTTAGGAAAGGCTCAGTATAAGTGTTAAGAGCAACTAAATGCTTGAACATAGTATGCGACATTTCTAGCATTTGTTCAATGGCTTTTTGTGTTTCTCTACTGTCGCCCTGGCTATCGTCCTCCGATTCTTCAGTTTTTAATTGATTGTCATTAACAAATAGTTTTAATACATTAGGTTTACGACCACGCTCAATGCGATATTTTGTATTATTCTTTTCAAACTCAACAGTAACAAGCATGGCCTTACCGTTAGTTTTGTTAATTAAGTTTTCTTTTTTAATATTTGTTAGTGCTTGCCCATACAATGCATAGGATAGTGCATTAACAATAGTAGTTTTACCTGTACCATTACGAGAACCTGTGTCATCTCCACCAAGATCTAAGTTAGATCCTAATACTAATGTCAAGGCTTGCTTGTCAAAATCTACGGCTTGTGTTTGATTTCCTACACTGAGGAAGTTTTTTACTGTTATATTTTTAAGATGGAACATTAAAGATTATTATAAATTTCTAGTAAAGTTGTTTTGTCGAATTGATCGCTATCAATATTAATCAATTGCTCGGTAACAATCTGATCAACACTTTCAAACTGTGCATCTGGATTGTCATCGATATTACCTTCCATGTTAGTTTTATCTTGAATAAGACTAATTTCACGTATATCGTATTTGCTAATGAATGTTTCTTTAATGAAGTTTGCCTCTTCGTAACTGATATCGATATCAAGATTTACTTTGATATGCATTTTAGACTTCATAATATCATCGGCTTTATCAATTAAATCGCTAAGTTTTACCGTTCTATACTTAGGACAGTTAGGCCAATCAATAAAATTAGGCTCACCACCCCATTCTAATGTCATCATGCCACGTTGATCATCCCATGTATCTGAGAAGTTATGCGGAAATGCATTGCCGATGTAGATAACTTTTTTATTTTCTTGACGTTTATGAAAGTGCCCACTGAAAATATAGTCAGGCCCGTTAAAGTCCTCTGCTCTAAGTTCACCATGATCGGGCATTTGTACCATGGCGTTCATAAAGAACTTGGGCAATTCAAAGTGACCAAATACATATCGGCTTTTAATGTCCTTCATAGTCCTCCACTCATCGCCTATTAACCAAGGTACAAGGGTGACATTATCCCGGGTCCATATACTGTCTACAACAGTGACGCCTGGAATGTGCCGACCAAAAGCACTCGAATGAATGTCACGCTTGTCTTTGTAGAACAGATCGTGGTTACCTGGAAACCAAAAGAACTGTTCAAATGCTGCGCCTAGTTTTTCCAGGCACCTTAAACTGCTGTCTAATGTGAATAAGTTTAGACTATTACGGTTATGACTCCAATCACCCAAGAAGATTGCTGTTTCACACCCAGCAACTTTGGCTTCTTGAATAAACCAGTCTACAAATTCCTCACAATCTCTCAAATGAGTTGATGAATTTGATTTTAATCCAAAATGTATATCTGTAAAACATGCAACCTTTTTAAACAAAGCCATTAATTATTCTCCTAATAACGAGTTTACGGTCTTTAGATCTAAAAGTCAAATGTCAGTTTGCTCATCTTCCTCAATACTTGTTTCTTCTGATTTAGGTTGTCTGAAGTGTTTGTATAGTTCCGCTTGCCGAGCAGTTTCTTCTGCGTATTCTTGTTTATATTGTCGAGTCATACTGGGAGTTAACCCTGCCTCTTCTAACATATCATCTCTAATGTTTTGATTTTTCTTTTCAATATTTAGAACACGAGTAAATGAGTTAGTAACTGCTGCGGTATAATATGCAAATGGGTTTTCTGATTTACTCTCATCAAACTGAAGTCCTATTTGACTTAGTTGTAGGATGGCCTGACCACGCATTTCTTCATTGTAAGTATACCCACGCCAGTTGCTTCTTTGTGCATATCTTTCGCTTAGTTTGATAAACATCTTACCTAAGTTTTCTGTAATACGTCCGTGATCTTTGCTAAATTTGCCAGTATCAATAGGACCTTTCCAATGGCTCTTACCCACACAAATCAATTCATCTTGATCGTTAAACTTCCAATGTTGGAAAGGAGGAAAATTAACTTTTTCATGACTATCTGCGGTATTCTTTAAAGTTTTCTTACGACCCGGCGCCATTGGTATATGCTCAAATGTCATTACGCGGATAATAATATCAGTTTTGGATATAGTTTTATAGTCTGCTGTGCATTCTGCAAGTTTAATTTTTTTGTCCCCTGCAATTCTTGCAGCACCAAATGCTAGTATACCTTGTCTTTTAGCCCTATTTCTTTTGGCTTCTGCTACTGTTCGTATATTAACCTTATCTATATTAGTTAAAATTATATCATGTTGTTGATATTCGGGTAATATATAACTGCTAAACGAGCATTTACTCCTATGTATCTCTGACAATAAATCACGATTATTTAAATATTTCACTTTCTTTCCGGTTGGGGATATGTGTGTGGTCATTGTTATTATTATTTTCCTTGGTTGTAGCAGTTTAACACATTTGTAATTCAAATGTCAACAATTGTTATAAGAGCATTTTATTTATTGGTTAAATACACTATATAGGAAATTATAGATCATGGCAGATAATTTAATGACCGCCGGTGCAGGCAGAGGAATACTTAATAATACAGGCGAATCTCTTGCATGGGCCGGCGGCACTGGCGGCGGCCGCGGCGTACAAGGTGGACCTGCATTCGGAGAACGAGATGTACCGGGTGTACCGGATGGAGCTGAACCAGAACAACCAATAGAAGCCGAAACTGCATATAAAAATGCAGATGGAATTGATGAAAGTACATCAGAAGAATCAATGCGTGTACGTATACGGGTTCCGAGAAAATATCTAGTAGATAGTACAACAGGCCCAGGTAATCAATTAGAAAACTTAGGAGGAATAATTTTTCCATTCACGCCTAGTATTAGTTTTGAAGTTAAAGCAGACTATACTGCTTCAAATCCATTACATTCAAACTTTCCTATTAATTTTTATCAAAGAAGTAGTGTTGGATCAATTAGTATTACTGGAAAATTTTCTGTAGAAAATTGGGTAGATGCTGGAATGTATCTTTCTACAGTAAAATTATTAAAAGCATTAACTAAAATGCGTTCAGGCGGCTCAACCGGCGATCGTGATAGTGGTGCACCTCCGCCAGTATGTCGACTTGATGCTTACGGTGAGTTTATGTTAAAAAATGTCCCAGTAGTAATTACTAGTTTTAGGGTAGAACTTCCTGATTCAGTTGATTATTTTTTTTACGACAGTAAGTATTATGGAAAAGCATCAGTTCCTGTAATGTCTACAATAGCAGTTACATGCTTGCCAATGTACAGCAGAAGCGAGATGCAACGATTTTCAGTTACTGGATATCTTGCCGGAACATTTGCCGGTGAAGGATTTATATAATGTATAACAATACTAGTCCTTATTATAAAACATCTGTAACAAACGGGTATCTCGATGTTATAGAATTTAGAGATATTCCTAGCGAACGAGATGATATACTATTTGAAGTAACAGCAACATATGAAAATAGGCCAGATTTACTTGCCAATGATGTCTATAAAGATTCTAGATTATGGTGGGTTTTTGCAGTTCGTAATAAAACCATTATTAAAGATCCTATATATGATTTAAAAGCAGGTGTAAAAATATATCTTCCTAAAATGTCTACCCTTAAATCTGTACTAGGAATTTAATATGGCAGAAGAAGCACCTCAATCAGATAATGTCAGTAAAAAAACTGAAAAAACTCCTGATGAAAAATATGAAACAGAATCTAAACAAATTGTAGAACAGTCAAGTGAAAAAAATCCACTTAATGACTATAGATCTGTAACTTATCATTTCACAATGGCTGCACTTGATAATAGTAATCTTAAAGACCCTGAATCATATAGAAATAGTCAATTAAAATTTGTTATACTAAGATCCGGTGGTAAAGGATTTACGGGATTAAGTCCACAAACAAGATTAAGTGATACTCAATTAACTGATTCAAAAAAATTAGATGATTCGGGTGAGAACTATGACAAGTATTCTAAAGTAGTTAATAAAGCATCTGCTGATGCAGCATTGTCTAAAAATCAAGAACTGACTGCTGGGTTCAACAAAGACAGCCCCGGCCGATTTGATATGTTTATTGAAAATGTTGAAATTGATAGCATAATGACATTTAGTGAAGAGGGCAATACTAGTTTACCAACACAAATTAAATTTGAAGTTATAGAACCTTATAGTATTAACGGATTCATAGAAGCAATGCATATATCGGCAGTTGCTGCGGGGTATCCGAGTTATCTACAGGCTAGTTTTTTACTTAAAATGGAATTTTGGGGTTATCCCGACGTTGGAGATTTTCCAGAACCGGAACTAATCAAAGACACTGAACGTTATTATGTATTTGGTCTAACAGGTGTAGATGTTGATATAACTGAAAGAGGTACTAGATATAAATGTACAGCAGTTCCTTATAATGAAAGAGCATTTGGAGAACCTAACGTGGTTAAGAAACCTATTAAGATGGTAGGTGAAACTGTTAGGGCAATATTGAATGATTTTATTGCTAATATTAATAGCCAAGTTGCTATATCTGATGAAGCAGGTAAAGAAGGCACATATAAAACTAAACATAATGTATACGAAATTAAATTTCCAGTGTGGGACGAAAAACAAGGATTTATAGATGGTCCTCCTTCTAAGATTGCTGATGCAAAATTTACCGAAGTATTAAAAGACAATAAACTATATGCAATGATTGACCCGGCTGCTCCTGGCTCACCCAATGCTTATAAAGTTGATGGTGCAGCACAACCTACTCCTGCCCAACAAGCAAAACAACCAGAAAGTGTAAAATATAATCCTAAAGAAAGTTCTATTCAGTTTGCGGAAGGCATGAACATTAATGATGCTATAACATCAGTTATTAGAGATAGTGAATATGTAAGAGATATATTAAAAAATATAGGAAAACGTCCAAACAATCCTGATCAATACGGCATGTTAGATTATTTTCTTATTAAAATGGAAGTTGAAAATTTAGATGTTATAGATGAAGTGTCACAAAAACCATATCAAAAATATATATACGTTATAACTCCTTATAAAATACATATAAGTCGAGTACCTAATTACGGTCATGATATTATTAAAGAAGAAGATCTAAAAAAGATAAGTTTAAGAGAATATAATTACATTTACACTGGACAAAATGTTGACGTTTTAAATTTTAAACTTAATTTTAATACACTATTCTTTGAAGCAGTACCAGCAGCAATGGGTAATAAGGATCAACCTCAACCAAAAAATGCTGCCGCACCTGATAATAGCCCAGAAGTTAAAATTAATTCTGATGATAGTTTAAAAACTAATGAGCAAGTTAATGCTAGATCAAATGCAAGATTACAAAGACAACAAGTTCCTTCAAGTCCTGTAAAGCCAACTACTACCCCTATTCAATCATATGGTGGAAATGCTAGCCAACCATTAAGCGACCCATATAGTACATTGGCAAGAAATATGCATGATGCTGTAATTAATTCTAAAGCCAGTATGTTGACAGGAGAAATGGAAATATTAGGAGATCCATTTTATCTTGTAACAGGAGGAATTGGAAATTACAAAGCAAAACCCGATACTTCAAAGAGAGGAAAAACAGATAAAGGAGAAGCAAATCATAACTATGGTGAAATTTTAGTTACTATAAATTTTAGGAATCCCATTGACATCAATAGTTTTGAAAATGGTGGCATGATGCAATTTGATGCTAACCGTGTTCCTTTTAGCGGAGTTTATAGAATATTAAAAGTTGCTAGTAGTTTTAAGGATGGCGTATTCAAACAAAAATTAGATATTTTAAGAATACCTGGACAAGTAATCGATTCTAATCTACGTGCTACAGATCCGGCCGATAATTTAGTTACTTCTCCTAATCCTACTTCACAATTAATACCTGATGATACAAGAGCACAAAGTCCAGAGCAGCGTATGGATTCTGAAACAGTGATGGACCAGTTAAATAGAGGACTACCTAGCCAGGGATTACCTGGAGAACTTAGTAACTTTACAGATGCAACTGGGGGACTAGGCGGCTCAAATCCTAGTTTATTAAATCAAACATATGGGTTAATTTCCAGATCTGGAAATCCTATGATAGAAACTTCTATAATTGGCCAATCATTACCAGATACAAATGATATATCATCTAATATAAGATTGCAATCGTCTGGACTAGTAGGATTAAGCCAATTATCATTACAACCTGCTGCAAATTTAGATTCTGCTGCTAATATATTATCTGGAAATTTGCCATCTAACAATCTTTCACAAACGTTAGGTAGTATTTTTATCAATAATTCTATTGGGTCGTCTCTCAATATTCCTAATGTGGGATCAGGAATAGGTAAAGGGGCGTCATATTCAATAACACCTATTTCTACATTCCCAAATGGTTTAACTTCGCTTGATGTCAAACAAGGAGCAAATATTAATCCTACATCTCTCGGAGTAGGTAATATTAGTAACATATCTGGTATCTCTAAAGATTTAGGTCCAAATTCGCTTACAGCAGTTCAAGGTATAGGCAAGGGTATAGGAAATTTAGTTGGAGGGATAGGAAATAAAATTACTTCTTTAATGTCTTCTCCGTCAGATCCTCGGGGTATTGCTGCTAAGGTAGGATTAGATCCTAGTAGATTATCCGGACTAACTGGTGGCGGTTTACAAAGTAAATTACAAAATCAAGTTTCTAATATAGTTGATAGTACTCCTGAAAATGTAAATTTAACACAAGCATCATCGGCAGGTCTTGTTTTAGATTATATACCTGCCAATAAAATGGCCAATATTCCGGCTACTCCACCATATGCCACTGCTCCTATACCAAGTGCTGATGTAGGATATGCTAAAGAAGTAGTTGCTCGAGGCGGAATGCCTGCTCTTGAAAACTTGTATGGTGTTAATAGTCCAAGTAAGTTGTCCAGTAATCTAGTTCCTCGAGAATTAGTTTCTGCTGCTCAAGCAGGAACACCTAGTGTAAGTAATAATCCTTATTCAAATCTAACTGGTTCATACAACCTAGTTGACATAAATTCAATGAAGGATAAATTAAGTTCAGCAAAATCTATGGTAGGCGGATATACAAACCAACCTAATATACCAGATGCTGGCTTTTCAGAATCGGTATCTTCAAAGTTTGGAAGCAATACAGCAGGACAAAGTCCATTAGATAAACTAGTTAGTAGACTAAATCCGACATCTAAACAATCACCGTCTGATCTAAATGACTTTTATGGATAATAATTATGGGTTTTGAAAAAAGAACACGATCGTCACTGCCTACACCTGGGCCATTTTTAGCCGAAGTGACCAGTCATCTTGATCCTACATATATGGGTGGATTAGAAGTTGCATTAATTAAAGGTATACCTAGTGTAACAAAATCTCAAGGTGAAACATATGTAGTCAGACAATTGTCTCCTTTTGCAGGAACTACCTCGTTAAGATATGAAGGAACAAATAGCAGCGACTTCAACGATGTACAAAAAAGTTATGGTATGTGGATGGTTCCGCCTGATATAGGTACAACTGTTATGGTTATTTTTATTGACGGCGACCCTAATCAAGGTTATTGGATAGGATGTATACCTGATACTTTCCAAAATCATATGATGCCCGGTATTGCAGCTAGTCGTCAGGTAGAAATGACTGATGAACAACGTAGGAAGTATGGAACAGATTACTTACCTGTAGCAGAGTTTCATAAAAAATCAAAAGATTTACAAAACCCTAATCCTGAAAGATTTGCTAAACCTATTCATCCTTTTGCAGATAGACTTATGCAACAAGGATTATTACTAGACACAGTAAGGGGAGTTACCTCTAGTGGTGCCCGTAGGGAAGTTCCAAGTAGTGTATTTGGTATTTCAACACCAGGCCCATTAGATACTAGTGCAGGTGCTAAACGAGGTAATATAGGATATGGTGCAGGAACAGCCGCACCTGTTAGTAGACTGGGCGGCACGACTTTTGTAATGGATGATGGTGATGTCAATGGACAAAATGAATTAGTTAGAATTCGTACCAGAACAGGACATCAAATATTGATGCATAACAGCCAAGATTTAATTTATATAGGAAATAGTCAAGGAAGTACATGGATTGAACTAACTTCAAATGGCAAGATAGACATATACGCACATGATAGTATTAGTATACATTCAGAACACGATTTTAATTTCCGTGCTGATAGAGATATTAATTTTGAAGCAGGACGTAACATTCATGTTAAAGCCGGTAAGAATATGGAAACTAATATTACAGGTTATAATTATCTTACTGTAGATCAAGATCAAAAGATTGCTATTAGAGGAAGCCACGACGAATCAATCGGCGATGAAGTTAAGATAACTGTGGGAAATACTTATAATTTAAGTTCTACAAAAGATATAAAACAGGCGGCTGAAGGCACCATTAATTTTACATCAGAAGGTAATCTTAATTTGGGTACTGCGGCAACATTAAGTTTATTGGCCAATGGGAATATTGTCGGAATAGGAGCGCAAGTACATTGGAATGGTCCTGCTGCTAATACACCAGCAACTCCAGCACCGGCTGAATTACCACCACTATTAACAATTTATAGTTTACCTGACAAACAAATTCAGTGGGGGTGGAGTGACAGTAAATTTTATAACACAGGCACTATTAAAACTATTATGCAACGTGTGCCAACACACGAGCCCTGGCCCCAGCATGAAAATATAAATCCGCCTCAGTTTTCTCCTTCCGCAACTGATGCTACATTAGGAACAACTCCGGGGTCTACTAGAGCCGCAGCCGGCGTCCCACCAAATCCTGTCTCTGAAACACAGCAACCTGCCAACCAACCTGAGATTGTGCCAGGAACATGCTCACCGGAATATGCCAAAGCAATTAATGCCAGCGCATCACAGGCAGGTATTGCAGCCATTAAAGCAGCCTGCGCAAAATATGGTTTAACAAGTCCGTATGCTGTGGCAGCATTGCTAGGTATCGCAGGCGGCGAATGCGGATGGAAATTAGTTGAAGAAGGATTTAATTATTCTGTTGATAGATTGTTGCAAGTGTTTCCTAGCGTATTCAAAGGAGATAAAGATCTCGCACAAAAATATGCAGGTAATCCCAATAATAGTTTACCTGAATTTTTATATGGATATAATACAAGTAAAGGCAAAGGTTTGGGAAATACGCAACCAGGCGATGGCGGAAATTTTATTGGGCGTGGATACATTCAATTGACTGGTAGAAGTAATTATAATAGATATGGTGCCATGGTAGGCAAAGATTTATTAAACAATCCTAAGTTATTAAATGACCCAACCACAGCAGCAGAAGTTAGTGTCAACTACATGTTGGATAGATGTAAGACTGACCAAAATGATCCAGGCTATGTTGAAAAAGCAATTCATGCAGTGGGATTCTGCACACCTGATATATATGCCAAGAAGAAGGGGTATTATGAATGTTTCCTTGGCCAATTAAAAGGTAGTACATTGAGTTCTGGCAATAATGGCATTGTTACAGATAGTAGTGGTAAGCCAATTAAAACTGGTTCTTAAGGGTAATAAATATAATATGCCTTACAAAAATCTTGAAATTAATCCTGCTAATTACAGTAATCAACACACTGATAAACTTAGCCAATACTATAAAGGGTTTAGCACAGTTAATCCAATTAATAGAGGATCTAAATTATATGATTTTGATTTAATAAAACAAAATATTCTCAACCAATTTAATACTCGCAAAGGACAGCGAGTAATGAACCCTAAATTTGGAACTATTGTTTGGGATATACTAATGGAACCAATAACTCCTCAAATTAAAGATCTACTTATACAAGATATTAATTCTATTTGTAGTTCTGATCCTAGAGTATATCTTTTAAAAATTGATATCACGGAATATCCTCAAGGATATCTAATTGAAATAATATTGGCTATGAAAAATACTAATCAATCTAGCGTATTAAAACTTGTGTTTGATCAAAAGATTGGATTAAGGGTACAATAATATACCCACTTAATTATTACAATAAATACGGTATAAAATATTATGATACCCTCAACTAACACAAAATTATTAGTAGCAGAAGATTGGAAAAAAGTTTACCAATCTTTTAGAAATGCTGACTTCAAAAGTTACGATTTTGAAACACTACGCCGCACAATGATTTCATATCTTCAGGAAACATATCCTGAAGAATTTAATGATTATATTGATAGTAGCGAATATATTGCTCTTATTGATGTAATTGCTTACCTTGGACAAAATTTAAGTTTTCGTATTGACTTAAATGCACGTGAAAACTTTTTAGAAACAGCACAACGTAGAGATAGTATATTACGTCTTGCACAATTAATCAGTTATAATCCTGCAAGGAACGTTCCTGCAAGCGGATTATTAAAAGTCACTGCAATTTCTACAACAGATAGTGTTTATGACTCTAATGGATCAAATTTAGCCAATACTACAGTAGGATGGAATGATCCTACAAATCCAAATTGGTATCAACAGTTTATTAATATAATGAACTCATCTATGTCTAGCAATTTTGGAAATCCTGCAAGTCGAAATATAATTAATGCTATAGAAACAGATCAATATAGAATTAATAGTTCAAATACCGATGTTCCAATTTTTAATTTTTCCAAAAATATTAACGGAACTTCGATGAATTTTGAAATTGTGTCTTCTACATTTAGTGGAAAAGACTATGTGTATGAAGAAGCCCCTGCTCCTAGAAATGCATTTGGTTTAATTTATAAAAATGACAATCAAGGTAGTGGTAGTTCTAACACTGGATTTTTTACACAATTTAAACAAGGTAGTTTAAGTGTTTCTAGATTTAATATTGATAATCCTGTACCCAATGAAATTATAGGAATAAACACACCTGATATTAATAACACAGATACATGGTTATGGCAATTAGATAAAAATGGAAATTTTTCTACATTATGGACTCCGGTCCCGTCATTGGTGGGAAATAATGTAATATATAATAGTCTTAATAAAGATTTAAGATCTATATATGCCATAAGCACTCGAGATCGAGATCAAATAGATTTAAATTTTGCCGATGGAATTTTTGGAGATCTTCCTAAAGGAGATTTTAGATTATTTTATAGACAAAGCAATGGTTTAAACTACAGTATAAAATCAGAACAAATGTCGGGAATAGTAATTACAGTTCCTTATGTAAATGCGTTAGGTCAAAATCATTCTTTACAACTAGTATTAAGTTTACAGTATACTGTTACTAATAGCGCCGGACCAGAATCTAACGCAAGTATTAGATCTAAAGCTCCTCAGTCTTATTATATTCAAAATAGGATGATTACAGGAGAGGATTATAATATTGCTCCATTGACTGCTGGTTCAAATATTCTCAAAGTTAAAAGTATTAATAGAGTTTCTAGTGGCCTTAGTAAATATTTTGATTTATCGGATGTTAGTGGAAAATATAGCAAAACAAATATATTTGCTACCGATGGTATTTTATACAAAGAAGAAAAAGAAAATATATTTGAATTTGAGTTTACTAGCAGAAATCAAGTATTATCAGCAATTAAAAATAAATTAAGTCCGGTAGTTGCATCTACTAGTATAAGATCATTTTATCTTGACAAATATAATAGTTTTGATTTAACATATATACCATCATTAATATGGAATAATGTTAACACAACTCCTAAAGAAAGCCGTGGATATTTTAGCAGTTCTACTATTCCTGTAGTAGTAGGTTCTGCATCTTCAACTTATCTACAATATATTGTACCTGGATCAATAATTAAATTTTTACCTCCAACTAATAAGTATTTTGATCAAAATAATTTATTAAAAACAATTCCGTCTAATGGTATTATTCCTACAAACGGAAATCCGTATATTTGGTCTACAATAAAACAAGTAATAGGCGATGGGTCTAATTATGGCCAAGGCAAATTAAGTGATGGAACTGGACCAATAATTTTTTCTACTATTGTTCCGCAAGGATGTATACCTCAAAAAGTTATATATAAATTTAATAGTATTTTAAATTATTCTATTGAAAGTGAAATTGCAAATTTATGCATGACACAGCGAAATTTTGGATTAACAATTGATTCCTCATCTAGAGAGTGGAGTATTATTGTTAATTCTAATTTAGATTTAATAAACTCTTTTAGTTTATTAAATCAAAATAATGGAGAAGATTTGGGATTAGATGCAAGTTGGCTAATTTCTTTTACGTGGACTGGTAAAAAATATAAAGTAAGATATAGGATATTAGATTTTATTTTTGAAAGTAATAAAGAGACAGCATTTTTTAACGATATATCTTCTGTAAATTTTGACTATACAACTAATTCTGTAATCAAAGATAAAATTACTGTTCTTTCTATTAATTCAACAAGTACAATTGATTATAGTTGGCAAATTGACGATTCAATTGTTGAAATTGATGGATATGTAGATCCTCAAAAAGTTAAAGTCAGTGTTTATGATAGTACAAATACAGGAAATATTGCAAATCCCGATGCTTTTAATAATATTGTAGGAGATCAATTTGTTTATTTTAAACAAATAAATTCTAGTACACGTTTTGCATTGACATCAGATGATATACTTCCGTACCCAACTGAAAATGCTGTAGAGGCAGAATATAAAAAAGATGGTCAGTTATTTTATTTTTATTCCCCGTCCTTGAATGTTATTAAATATTGGTCCGACCCGTATCAAAAGTTTATATATACAAATCAATATTTTGGTAGACATGGACTTTCGAATATTAAATTTCACTATGAACATAATAGCGGGGAAGAAAGAAGAATTGATCCTAGTAAATCAAATATTATAGACATTTATATGTTAACAACATCTTATGATAATGATGTAAGAAATTGGTTGCTAGGAAACTCCACTATTAAACCTTTGCCTCCTACAAGTCAAAGTTTAGAACAAAATTATATTTCGGCATTATCGCCTATTAAGTCGATAAGTGATGAAATAGTATTTCACCCTGTAGAGTATAAAATATTATTTGGATCATATGCAAATATTAACCTTCAGGCAAAGTTTAAAGCAGTTAAGAATCCAAATATAATAACTACTGATAATGATTTAAAAACAAGAATTTTGTCAGGCATAAATGATTTTTTTGCTTTAGAAAATTGGGACTTTGGACAATCATTCCATTTTGGAGAGTTGTCAACTTATATTATGAATTTACTTACACCTGATATTACCAATTTTGTTATAGTGCCAATTACAGATAACAATAGTTTTGGAAGTTTATATGAACTTACTTGTTTATCGAATGAGATATTTATTAGTAGTGCAAACATCACTGATATAGAAATAATTGATGCTATTACTGCATCACAATTAAAATCTTCTTCAATTGTAACAATCAGCGGATCTTAAAATGTCAGATATCAAAAAATCAGTTAAACTACTTCCTGAATATTTAAAGACCGATAAAAATTCAAAATTTTTATCGGCTACTATAGATCCATTAATACAATCTCCTCAACTTGAGCGTATTGATGGTTTTGTTGGGTCTCTAATTACTCCTAATTTTAATCTCTTAACTGATCATTATCTTAAAGAAGAATTGCCACTTAGAAAAGAATATCCTTTAGAACCGGCATTAGTTTTTAAAGATGAATCTTCTAATATAACAGATATAGTAGGATTTGATGACATCATTAATGAAATTAATTTACAAGGTGGAAAAACTGACAATCTTGACAGACTATTTAGGTCAACGTTCTATTCATACAATCCTCCTATAGACTGGGATAAGTTAGTAAACTATAGTAAATATTATTGGTTACCTAATGGACCTGATTCTATATTAATAGATGACGTTATTTCTAATATAGAAGGTAGTTCTAATTATCTAATGGAAAACGGTTATTTTTTAAGTAATGGTATGAAAGTAAAACTTTCTAATAATAAAGAATATTATGTTGAAGGTGTTGGAAAAATTATAAAATTAATTAATATTAAATTATTAGAAGTACATGAAAATATTGCTCAAGTTTATAATGAAACATTTGGTAATACTTTATTTGATACTTATTCCTTTGATAGTGATAATAGATTACCTTTGATTTCTGAGTATGTTACAATTAATAAAGCCAGTTCAGATTTAAATCCGTGGTCTCGTTATAATAGATGGTTTCATGAAGATATTATTCGAATAACTGCTGAAATAAACAACCAGCCAATAGTATATCCATTTGATTCTAGGGCTAAAAGACCAATTATTGAGTTTAAACCAAATATTCAACTTTATAATTTTGGTAGTAATGGAATTCCAAATATAGATATAATTGATACCGATACAGTTGATCCCTTTACGCAGATAGATGGCACTATTGGGTATTATAGTGATGAAACTTTATTAGAAGAAGGTTTTAGAATAATTTTCAATGCTTATGATCCAGAAAAAATCTATAAGGTACATTTTGACACCACCACAAATCCTCCTACACTTAGATTAATAGAAGACCATGTTCCTGAAATTGGTGATTCAGTTGCTGTGAATTACGGTAAAACAAATCAAGGAACTAGTTGGCATTATGCAACTAAAATTATAGGAACTACTTCTATAACACAATGGGTTAAATCACAACAGCATACAACTATAAATCAAGCACCGTTGTTTGACCTTTATGACAATAGTATAAATCTAACAAGTTATTCTGAATATAATTCTAATTTTGTAGGAAATAAGATTTTTGGATACGAAATAGGGACCGTCTACGATACTGTTTTAGGATTTCCTATAAAATACAAAACTAGTATTGGAGTAGGCAGTTATGTATTTAAAAATTACTTCATGTCTGATGTTATTATAATAACTGATAGTAATAATGTAACTCAAAAAATTACTTCAGGAGTTACACGTTTTAAAATAAATGATGTTCTTTTGAATATTTGGAAATCAACAGTTGGGTATCAAGTACCTATTATTGAAATTCAAAATATGGCAACAGCAACAAATGTATTAAAAATTAAATCAATTACCACATCTGCTACTTCTGTAATTTCTTATGTAAATGGTAATTTAGTAAAATCAACTTTAGATTTAGACGGCATAACAATTAATATTAATACTTCTACCATTGTTAATAAAAATGATGTAATATCTTTAGAAATTATTTCTCCAAACGGTGTTCCTAATTTAAATGGATTTTATAAAACACCATTAGGGTTAACCAATAATCCTTTAAATGGACCTATTACTGAATTAACTTTAAGTGAATTAAGTGATCACCTCTTAACCATGATTGACCGAGTTGAAGAGTTTGATGGTAATTTTCCAGGTTCAAGTAATCTTCGAGATTTAGATGATTATGTAAAGTATGGAACTAGATTAATTATAAACGCTAATCCTATTGCTTTTACAAAAATATTTCTTGGTAAAAAAGAACATAATGTAGTCGATGCTATTAGATATTCTGCAGATCAATACGATCAATTTAAAATAAATTTTTTAAATATTCTTAATACTGTTGATAACAAGTTGTCACCTAGCGATGCATTAGATTTAGTTTTAAAACAAATTAATTCTAATAAGGACACTCGTTCTTTGTACTATAGATCCGATATGCTAGGTTATGGGCCTAACAAAATTACAAGAACATATAAAGTTACTAGTATAAACAATATATTTCCTATTGGTGTTGATTTTGATTTATTAGAATTAAGTTCTAAATCGGTGTTAGTTTACCTTAATGGAATTCAATTATTATCAAATATAGATTATTATTTTAACAAAATTGACGGAAGAGTAATAATTCATGCACCCTTTTCTATAAATGATGTAGTAACTATTCAATATTATTTAGATACATACGGGTCATTTATTCCACCCAGCCCTACTAAATTAGGATTATATCCAAAATATAACCCAGGAATTAATTCGGATACAAGTTATACATACCCTGTAGATATTATTCAAGGTCATGACGGTAGTAAAATTTTGGCATATGGTGATTATAGAGATGCTATTATTCTTGAGTATGAAAAACGTATTTTTAACAATATAAAAGTAAATTATAATTCCAAAATATTTGATATCATATCATCTATGCCTGGAGTATTTAGAACAAACAAATATTCTTTATCTGAAGTTAATAGTATTTTAACAAAAGATTTTATTAAATGGACAGGACAATATAATATTGATGCAACCACAAATAATGTTTATAATGAATCTGATCCATTTACTTGGAACTATAGTAATGGGAAATTTTTATTAGGTCCAACTCCCGGATATTGGAGAGGAATATACAAATACTTCTACGATACTGATCGCCCACACACTCATCCTTGGGAAATGTTAGGGCATACTAGTAAACCTATGTGGTGGGATACATATTATAATTGGATCGATTATCCAAAACGAGTAGAACTAATTGCCGCTATAACTAATGGGATTATTGATGAATTAGGAACCATAAATTCCAATTATGCTCGCCCAGCATTTGGCGCCATAAATCCCGTAGATCTTGATGGTAATTTAGTCCCTCCTAATACATTTTTATCTAATACTTTAAGTATTGCAGATAAATCTGCAAATTGGAAATTTGGAGACCATGGTCCTGCAGAAACTGCATGGAGACATAGTAGTTATTGGCCATTTGCTCTAAATGCAATAAATGCTCTTCTTGATCCTTGTTCATATATTTCTGCTATGTTTGATACTAGTAGAATTTCTTTTAATTTGCTTAATCAATTAACATATACAACCGACGATCTTTATTTAAATCCTAATAAACTTTTATTAGATAATGAAAATGTAAAAACTTCTGGATTTAGTGTTTATGTTATTGAAAAAGGTAAACATAAAAATTTAAATTATGTTGCATCTTTAAAACAAGATTTAACTTATATTAATTTTAATTTATTCCATAAATTGGGAGGATTTGCTAGTAAAGATAAATTGCAAATTATTATTGATTCTGTAGATCCTGTGTCGCAAGCACAAGGAGCCATACTTCCGCCTGAAGATTATTCATTAATTTTAAATGTAAGTAATCCTATTAAATCTTCTAGAATATCCGGAGTTATAGTACAACGTTCAAATGGTAATTTCATTGTTAAGGGATATGATACTACTAATCCATATTTTGAAATATTTAAACCTATTAAAAATTCAGCATCAGGTGCAATCACTGTTGGAGGAAAATCTGAATCATTTACAGAATGGACCGGAGCAGTTAATAATGGTAATAGCGGACTTAGTGCAATTGATATTACTTCTACTAACGCAAATACAACACATTATTACAGACAAGGACAGGTTGTAAGATATAATGGAAAATTTTATATAGTTAAAGTAGGACATAATACACAATCTACTTTTGACCCAATACTATTTCAGGCATTACCTTTGTTACCTATGGTAGGCGGTGCTACTGCACAGTTATCTTCAAAATTTGAAAATAATGTAACTGTTATACCCTATGGCACAAGTTATTCAACTATACAAGATGTATACGATCTACTAGTTGGATATGGAGCATATCTTGAAAGTCAGGGATTTATATTTGATGAATATAATTCTGATCTTAATGATGTAGTAAATTGGAAATTTACTGCTAAAGAATTCTTGTATTGGACAACCCAAAATTGGGCTGATGGAAATTTAATTACATTAAGTCCGTTTGCGGATTATTTAAAATATTCATACATTAACTCTGTGGTAGATAATATTGGCATTGGAGATTATGATTTTAGTATATTGAAAGCCGATGGAAAAACATTCCCAATTGATAAATTTCAATTATCGAGAGAAAATGGTATATGCACTATCAATACTATAGATACTCTTGAAGGTATGTTTTTTGCTACTTTAAATTCTGTGCAAAAAGAACACGGGATGGTATTTAATAATAGTACAATTTTTAATGATATTATATATGATATAGAAACTGGATATAGGCAGCGTCGAATTAAACTTTCCGGATTTAGAACTTCTAATTGGAATGGTGATTTATATAGTCCCGGTTTTGTATATGATAATGTTTTAATAACTGACTGGTTAGCATACAATAATTATCTACCAGGAAAAGTAGTAAGGTTTAACGGATCATATTATGAATCAATTGTTAAAATTGTCGGAGATAGTACATTTGAATTTTCTAAGTGGGCAAAATTAGATAATAAACCTGTATCTAATTTATTGCCTAACTTTGATTATAAGATTAATCAGTTTGAAGATTTTTATAGTTTAGACATTGATAACTTTGATGCTGTTCAACAAAGTTTGGCACAGCATTTAATTGGATATACTCCTAGAACGTATCTTAATAATATTTTTACAAATTCAATTAGCCAATACAAGTTTTATCAAGGATATATTAAAGAAAAAGGTACTAAAAATGCTATAGATAAACTATCCAAAGTTGGTAGATATACACGTCAAGGTAACATATTATTTAATGAAGATTGGGCATTTAGAGTAGGCGACTATGGAAGTTTTTCAACATACAATGAATTAGAATTTAATATAAATGAAAGTACTTTTTTAGAAAATCCGTATATTGTTAAATTTGCTGAAAAACCAATAGATGCAAATCCATTGATAAATTATGTTCCTTTTTCAGACTTATTATTAACGCCGGATAATTATTCATCTTCAAATACATTTCCTAGTATACCTAGTACATTTTCTGATAATAATTTAGTATTAACCACTGCTGGATATGTAAGAGGGGATGATGTTACTGCTACAGCATATAATAAGAATAGTCTTTTAGATATTGCTAACAATTCTATTCTACAAGAAGGCAATACTATATGGATGGGGTTTTTAGAAAACGGAGATTGGGGAATTAGCAGATATTCTAAACAACCTGCTAAGATTGCAGGAGTTTATGTAAGTTCTCCGGCTACTAATATTACATTTACAACTGATATTAATCACAATCTAGCAATTGGTGATATTGTTTCTATAGTTAGATTTAATAATCAAGTTAACGGCATACATATTATAACAGACATTCCTAGATTAGATCAATTTACAGTAGCATCTGAGTTAACAACAATTGTTAATGCAGAACTATTAAGTTACGGCGGATTATTTAAATTTGAAAATGCTCGATATAATAATATTCAAGAAGTTGCTAATTCTCCAAATATTTTAAATTTAAAAGAAAATGAAAAAATTTGGATTGATGAAGGAGTTGGTGGCAAATGGCAAGTCTATCAAAAAATAAAAAATTATTCAACTGGTACTCAATATAATTCTCCAAATTATTATAGTGAATATACTGATATATATCTTGGGCAATCTATATATACATCAGATAATACAGACATACTAATGGTTTCCGGCCCAGGCTGGCTTCCTGCTCATCGTGCAGGAAAAGGAGCCGTTTGGATTTATAAAAAACATAAATCTACAGGAGAGTTAGAACAAAAGTTTGAATATGGTTTAGATTTAGCATCTGGTAACGGATGGACCTATGCTCAAACGGGTGTTAATAGTGATTTTGGATATTCATTAGCATATGACAAATTAAAAAATCTGTATTTCACAGGTGCACCTGCCGCATCTAATGTTGTTATTAAAAATTCTGATGTAGGAGCAACTGGAAGAGTAATTCTAGGCACCCAAACAGACGCTGGATCAACTATTAAAACTTTCTCTTCAGAGGGCGTACTAAGAATAAGTAGCATTGATTCTTTGTTTACTAAAGAAACAGATGTAGTTGTAATAGTAAATCCATTTTCAAATACTTCTTCTAATGCATCAAACGCTAGGTTTGGACATTCAATTTATATTAACAATACTACTGCTACAACATCTACTACATTATTAGTTAGTGCTCCGGGAAATTCATCAACAAGTACAACTGGTAATGTATATGCTTATCAAATTACAAGAGAAAATTATTATAAAGCAACTCGTGCAGATGTAATATATGCATTAGCGGCTAATTTATCAGCACCCGTATACTATGGTGAAATAACTATAATAAATTGGATGACTGAAGGACTTTCTCAATTTAGTAATTTAATATATGAATATAGAGCGGCTAATCCACTAGAAGCAGCATATTGGGATGAACAAAGAGCAGCAGACGGTGCTGGAATAGTAAACAGCAGAGCAGAAGTAATCGCCGCTTATCAAAATAACCCTGTTGCACAATTATATCCTGTTGATGCTGATATTAGATATTGGATGATTAACGGACTTGGTCCAAATAATAGTATTTTTAATTTAACAGTTATTGAAAATAATCTAGCCAATCCTTCTCAGGCTATTGCAAATCGTGCAGAAAGAACTGCTGTAGCATCTATCAAACCTAGCATTGTAGTTTCAGCATATCCAACCGGTATTAAACTTAATTCTCACGTATCGCTGACTCCTAGTAGTCAGTTTGGACATAAGATTTCGGGAAATTCTACAGGTACTGTTATTGCAATAAGTGCCCCGTATCATATTGTAAGTGCAGGAAAAACTGTCGGTGTAGTACAAATATTTGATAAAAATTTATCTTGGGTACAAACGTTAACTTCGCCTTTTGGAACATCAACAGCGTTTGGTAATGATGTAGTAGTATCTTCTGACGGTTTATATATTTTTGTGTCTTCAATGGATTCAAAAGTAGCAGGAGAACCTTTTGGTAAAGTTGCTGTTTATAAAAAATATGGAACCCAGTTTATTCTTTCACAAATTATAAAAAATCCAACACATCGAAATAATTTAAAATTTGGATATTCTATTTCTATTAGTGGTAATGGTAAAACATTGGCTATAAGTGCATTAGGTACAAATAATTCTAAATTAATTAAATTTGATATTAATTCTAAAATTGGAGAAACCTTGTTTGATGGAGGAATTACACAATTTACAGAACCGTTATTAGATGCTGGAACTATATATTCATATAATAATATAAATGAATATTTTGTATTGGCCGAAGAAATTTTTAGTCCATCAGTAGTTGAAGGTAGCAAATATGGGGCATCAGTTGCTGTTACAAACAACGGTATATATGCCGGTGCACCAACATATACTATTATATCAGAAGATGCATCTAGTTTTTATCATTTTTATAAAATAGATCCAACTGTTAATAGTTTAAAATTATTAAGAGAACAGCCTGACCTTGTAAATATTTCTACAATTGATCGTATAGCATTAATAGATTCTTTTAAAGAAGAATTAGTTGAATATTTAGATGTTTTTGATCCATTGAAGGGCAAAATTCCAGGTATTGCAGAAGAAGAATTAAAATATAAATCTGCATTTGATCCTGCAACCTATACAATTGGTCTTGCTGCCTCTATAATTGATGCTAGTACTAGTTGGATAGATGATCATACAGGTGAATTGTGGTGGGACTTGAGTACTGTAAAATATGTTTGGTATGAGCAAGGCGATGATATTTTTAGAAAAAATAATTGGGGTAAATTATTTCCTGGATCAACTATTGATGTTTACGAATGGGTAAGATCAGATTTATTACCCAGTGAGTGGGCCGCCCAGGCCGATACCAACGACGGATTAACAAAAGGAATAAGCGGGCAACCTAAATACCCAGATAACAGTATAGTATCTGTTAAACAAATATTTAATAATGTAACTAATTCTTTTGAAAACATATATTTCTTTTGGGTTAAAAATAAAGTTACTGTTCCTAATGTTAAAAATAGAAGAATAAGTAGTTATCAAATTTCTAGAACAATTGCAGATCCAACCGCCAATGGATTAAAATTTGCCGAAATATTGTCATCGGATAGTGTGGCTTTTGCTAATGTTCAACCAATGCTAGTAAGTGACAGAATTAATGCTAATATTGTTATTGATTCAATTAGTAATACAATTCCAAGACATACAGAATGGTTATTGTTGGCAGAGGGTGATCCGTATAATATGCCTACGGAGTTACTAGAGAAAAAATTAATTGATAGTCTATTAGGGCACGATTTATTAGGTAATCCAGTTCCTGCAATTAATTCTACATATAGAAATAGATATGGAATAAGTATTCGTCCTCAACAGACAATGTTTAAGGATAGAAAAAAAGCACTGCGTAATATTGTTGAATTTGCTAATTCTGTTTTAATTAAAAATAAAATAACAAATTATTATAGTTTTGATAATTTAAATAAAAAAGATGAAATTGAAGATGTTATTTTGAGAGAATATGATTTCAAAGTTGAAGATAGAACAGCATTAGAATCAATTGAATATAGTTCTACAGTTAAATATTCTCAGGCAACGTTAGAATGTTATGTAATTAATGGTAAAATTACTACTGTTAATATAATATCTCCGGGATATGGATATACTAATCCTCCTAAAGTAACAGTTGTATCAGATACATCCGGCGCCGAAATATTAACTAATATCGATGATGATGGTCAAATTATTTCAGTAATTATATTAAATCCAGGAAATGGATTTGAAACGGCGCCTGAACTAGTAGTAAGACCGCATACAGTTATTGTTAAAATTGATGAAAAATATAATAACATATGGACTAAACATCAATATGATTATAAATTGTCAAAATTAGATCAAAATCCTACATGGATTATGATTAAAAATCAAATATACAATACACCGTTATATTGGAAATATGTTGATTGGGTAAGCAACAATTATAATTCTTTCAAAGAATATGATTATGTAATTTCTCATTTATATGATCTATCTACCTTGAATAATATAATACCAGGCAATTATGTAAAAATACAAGATTCTGGCATTGTCCTTGAAAGAACATTAGGCTCTGGTAATTTTGTTGAAAATTATGATATAGTCTTTAGCACAAACGGTACTATACAAATATTAGATACTACATGGAACTATAGTACATTAAATTATGCGTATGACGAAGATACATTAGAAGGAACATTGTACGATCAAATTCCTGACTTAGAAATATATTATATATTAAAAGCATTAAAAAATGATATTTTTATTAATGATTTAAAAATAAATTGGAATCTGTTATTTTTTACAGCAGTTAAGTATGCATTAACTGAACAAAAATTATTAGACTGGGCATTTAAAACTTCTTTTATAAATGTAACAAATGTTATAGGAACTTTTGATCAGCGTTCTGTTTATAAGTTGTCTGATGAAAAATATTTTGAAGATTATATTAAAGAAGTTAAACCATATCATACACAATTAAGAAAATATACTTCTAAATATTCATATTTAGAAGATACTGCTTTAGGAAAATTAAATGCAACTGATTTTGATTTGCCGTCTTATTACAATACAGTAACGAACTTGTTTGATGTTGTGAGATTATCAAATCCACTAATTAATCAATTACCATGGAAAGATTGGGCTGATAACTACACATCGGAAATAGGATCTATAGTAGTTACTAAAAAAGGTAAACTATATACAATTCCACCAACTGTAACTATTTTAGGTGGTGGTCCTTATGTCACTTCTACTGCTACTGCCGATGCATACATTAGTAATGGTGGAGTATATCAAATAATAGTAACTAACGGTGGATCTGGATATACAGAAACTCCAACTGTAATTATTTCAGGCGGCGGTCCTTATGTCACCTCTACCGCTACTGTCGTAGGAAAATTATTAAATTCAAAAATTAGAAAAAATACAATAGGTATTAAATTTGACAGAGTAAACTATAATTCAGAAATTGGAGAAACTAAAGTATCTGATACATTTATATGTTCAGGAAGTGATGATAAATTTGTTCTTACCTGGTTAGCAGAGACAAATAAACTAAACATACTACCGACATTAGATGGTAAATTAATTTTAAGTTCTGATTATACAATAAGATATTACACAGAAAAATATAATGGGTATAGTAAAAAATATTCTGAATTTAGATTTTTAAATTACATTCCTTTAGAAAATCAAGTATTTAAAATTTCATATAATAAAAATATAGAGTTATATACAGCATTAGATAGAATTAAAAAAATACATACTTCTACAGATAAATTATCATCATTAATGACTGGATTAGAATATTCCGGGTCGATTATTCAGGGATTACCATTTGAATACTCTGTTCCTTGGGACACTGTTGAAGGTTACGGAAAATTTGATATTGATAATTCTAGATGGAGTGAACTTATAAATTATTATGCATCTGCAAAAATAGTATCTACTGCATCGGCTGGTTCTGTTGTATTATTTCTTAATACAACAACAGGTATTATGCCAGGACAAGTTATTAATATTCTAAATTCTTCAACTATACGTATTAGACCTGATACTACAGTGATTGATGTTAATACTGAATCACGTGCTATTACAATTAGCAGACCTGTTTTTAATATTCAATATGCACACTCAACTGCAACAACAATTGGTTCAAAAATAACCGTTAGAACTATGACACCATTTAATATAGGAGGATTAATTGCCGGTGATCAAATTGTTATAACAGGAATTACCTCTCCTGGATATAATGAAAACTATATAGTATATCAAGTATTAGACTCTAATAACTTTGTTATAAAAGCAAAAACTTCTTTGTCAACTACAACCGCAGTTATTACATTATCTTCCTTAGTTAATGTGAATACCTTGCTAACTTCTATTAATTCTACATCACTTTTATTAGATAAGTTTTCGCAAACTTATGATAAACCTACCAGTAGTGCATTAGTAATAAATTTACATATCAAATATAATGATATATCTAAAATTAGCATATTTAATGATGGATTAACTACTCCAATGCTTACAGGGATACCAGTGACAGGACCGTATCCTGGTGCAGAATACTATCAAATGACAAAAGATAGCAATGGAATGGCAATAGTATCATTCTATCAATTAACAAATCCTAGTTATTATTTTGATTTTTTTGTATATGGATATCCTGCTATAGAATTTTGGAAACCCGAAACATTGGTATCAGGTTTAGATACTTCTATTCCTGGCGGATCATGGGATAATCAAAATAACTTTTTAAATGGTCAAGGAAGTACATTTATATCAAATTCTATTCTTTCAACGGCTACAAGTAACATTATTGATGGAAATGCATTTTTAAATCCAGATTTTGAGTATGCTCCTGAGGAACTTGTTAAAGGACATGTTTTAGATAACCTCGGTATTAATGTATATACTAAAGATGAAAATTCTTATGCTAATGTATTAAGTGGAACTTTTCCAATAGTACAAGGTGAAATTACAACTGCAACATTAATATCAGTACCTGGAACTTATGACGGATTAATGGTATATTATAATGGAAGCCAACTTAGCAGATTAACAGATGCAGAAGTAGAAAGAGGGTTACATTACATTAATCAACCTGCTGTAGCAGCAGGACCTATAGGATTTAATCCTGGATTAATTATTCCAGATCCAACCAATAGATACGCAGAGGCCGAGGATGATATCCCATATCCTGGCTTTTTTGCGTTAGGATTTGATTTGGTTTCTTACGGTACTGTATACGATAGAATCTTTCTTGGAAACAATGGATATATAACTCTTGGAAACCAAACTCAGGGCGGTCCCTCGATGGATTGGAAAAACAGGTCAATAGGTAGTTTAACATATCTTGATGTATTCACCACTCCGGCCAATCCAACATATCAGCCAGTGGCTGCTATCTATGTACACTATACTGACTTATGGTCAAATTACGGTATAACTGATCGTGCAACTAATACTTGGATCACGCCGTTATCAACTGGTGAAATTCCGGGACAATGGGTTAGCACCGGTACAATAGGAACATTTAATTATCTTAGAGTACGTTTTCAAGGAACACATTTTTCACGTAAAGAAGACACTCCGACGGTTCCTGCTATTGAATACGAAGTAGTAGTATACTCTAATGGTACTGATCAATATATTGAAATGATTTATGAAAATACATGGAGAGGTAACGATCCATATGGCGCCGGTTTTACTGCCGGTATTGCGGGTAATCACAGCTCTGCTTATGTACAAGTTGACTGGAAAAATATTGAAGATTTTTCCAGTCATTTATATCATAGTAAAAGTACAAATGGTGGACAATGGGTATATCTCGGCCCCGGTAAATTTGACCATACTAGAAGAAATCCATTTTACGGATTTACATTTCCGCGCCAATATTACATGGAAGGTAATATTATACATGTTGCACCTCAACAATACCCTGGTAGAGCAGGATACACTATGCTAACAGTTGGTGGAGATCGTTCGGTAATAGATAGTAATATGGTAGTAGTTACAAATTCTAGTACATGCATAGTAGAAAGTGTTGCCAGTATAGATGATGTTCGAAAAGCATATGTTACAGTTGGTGGATCTCCAATTAATGAAATAACAAATACTAGTGATTACGGTTACATGTTAACTTATGTGGGAGAAAAAAATAAACGAGCATGTGTTAAAGTTTATGGGTTAGATCCTATGTGGACGCATACAGTCGAAGCATGGTTTTTTGAATCTAACTATACAAACTTTAATAATATGCATGAATCTGTATTTGAAATAGCACCTACCTACCTCAACGTTAATATAACACTTGACGTACCACTATCGTCTAATGAGCCTGTTAGTAATCAACTTATAGTGACCCAAACTTCTATAGGTCAAGATGGTAATGTATTTGTTTATAGACTTGATCCTCCAAAAGCAAGTTATTACATAGTTAAAAACAATCAATTAACATTTGAAATCAATAATGAGGAGGGCTATCCTCAAAATTATTTTAAAACAGATGAAATTCGTGTATATGCTAATGGTATAAAACTTCGTCCTGGGTTTGATTATACACTTGATCTAATTTATAGTCAGGTAACAATTATGGATGGTTTATTAACAGATGGTGATGTAGTTGCTATAGAAAATTTAAAGTTTGCAGCGTACATAGTCACTGGAAATAATGTATATATGAAAACTTCGTTCTTAGGTGGTGCTACAGTACGAATTATTTCTTTTGGAAACGCTGATAAAAACTTAATGGTAAGAACTGAAACGTTTAGTACTTATAATATCTATAATACATATAAATTGTTATATCCACTTTTAAGTGATAATCATATTTGGATATCTGATCTCCGTCGAGGTATTGATTATGAATTGTTAGACGATATGCAAACAATTAAATTTCGTTATCGTTATGATTCAGGCGGTCTTTTAATAACTACATTTAATCCAACGGTAACTAGTCCTCATATATTAGGATATAGAATTTTTAATGATATGTTTGATAGAAACCATTTTAATAGGTTATCTTCTTTCTATACTACTAGATTAGATCAGCCTTTGCATTATAATGATACTGAAATTCATGTAACTGATTCTAGCAACTTAGTTCCCGGAAATCCATTAACTAATAAACCAGGAGTAATTATTATTGATGCTGAGCGTATTGAATTCTTTATAAAGGATGGAAATACTTTGCGTCAATTGAGAAGAGGTACATTAGGGACATCAATACCTTCTATTTCTCATGCAGGAACAACGGTTATCGATCAAAGTCCTTTACAAGACATTCCTACATCACCGTATGTTAAAGCAAAGTTAGTTAGACCGGTATATACTACTTCTACAGAAATTTATCTAGACGATGCTGGTAAAATTATGCCACCTGATCAATCTACAGGAATACCAGGTGTTGTTTTAATTAATGGAAAACGAATTGAATTTGGTGCCAAAAATGGAAACATATTAACTCATGTTACAACAGCATCTGGACGTTATTCAAGCACAATTATTGGAGTTTCAGGAGATATAGTTACCGATCAAGTTATCCAGCCATGGGCATCTTCATATAAAGAAATGACGTTTATACAAACAACTTCTACTACCTCGTCAACTTATATTATTAATACATTAACTAATGGTATTACAGGAGCAGGTATTATATTAAATCCAAATATTCCTGCAGCTGATCAGGTTACAGTATATTACGGCGGCCGTCAACTTCGTAAATCAGATTTAGTTGTACATGATAAAACAAAATCTTATGATCCAATGCCTAATAGTATAACTATGTTACCTCCAGAATTTTCAATAAACACATCAACGCAATTATTAACATTAAATATTTTAGAAAATACAGAAATTAATACAAGACTCACAATTGTGCAAAAATGCGGATATATTTGGACAAGTACTGAATCTTTATTAACTAGTCCTGTAATACAGGCTGAATTTTTGCGTGAAAAGGAAGCAGAATTACCAGGAAAATATTACTATGGCGAATAGTATATTGATAATTTACAAAGATAAATACCATTATGGATAACAAAGACATGAGCAATTTACCAAAAAATAATAAACCTACTCAGGCTTCAAAGCCTAACGAAACTGGTTCAGTTAATGTTCAGGGACATATTAAAATATTTGATCCTAATACTAAAGAAGTTTTTGTTAACAAAAGAAATGCTATTCACTATGAAAACTTCTCTATAGCATTAGCAAACAGTATATCAAATCAACCCAACGGCCCCATAGCAGAAATGGTGTTTGGAAATGGGGGATCTAGGGTTGATCCAACTGGAATTATTACATATCTAACTCCTAACACAATAGGTGTTAATGCTGCTTTATACAATCAAACATATTATAAAGAAGTAGATCATCGAAGGGCATCATCTATAGATCCTTCAAGAAATTTTATGGAAACTAGGCATATACCTGGCGTTGCTTATACTGATGTTCTTATTAGTTGTTTATTAGATTTTGGAGAACCGTATGATCAATTGGCTTTTGATAACAGTACAACTCAAGATGGTTCCTATATATTTGATGAATTGGGATTAAAGGGATACAATGAAGATGGTCCTAATTTAGGATCATTATTAACTCATGTTATATTTCATCCTGTACAGAAATCGTTAAATCGAATAATTCAAATTGATTATACAATACGAATCCAAAGTATTAGCATGGGGATTTAATCATGACAGCTCCATATGTATTACAATTTTCAGATCCAACAAACGCTAATACTATTACAATATTACCAGTTCCTGACGGCCCTGGAATTGATAATAATTCTACTAGTTTATCATTAGTCGGCCCAGGATATCGCAACTTTGGTCTGCCTATTGCTCAGAATTTTTTAAAATTATTAGAAAATTTTGCGGGCCCTAACAAACCATTAAGTGCAATTAAAGGACAATTATGGTATGATACTAGTAATCCCGATCGCGCTGTTTTAAGAATTTATAATGGTAATACTGATGCAGGTCGCTGGCCGAGTGCTAATGGTATATATCAACAAACTATTGATCCTGTTGTAAAATATTCAAATAATATTGCAGAAGGCGATATATGGGTAGACACATCTAACAATCAGTTAAAAATTAGATTTAGCGAAGAATGGACTGTTGTAGGACCTAGTCTTCAATCTGGTAATTCAAAATCCGGAATGGAATCAGTAGTAGTTGAAAGTACTACAGGTGATACATATCCTGTAGTTAAAAATTGGGCAAATGGACATATAATAGAAATTATTTCTTACAATGCATTTACTCCTAGAACTGTTATAGACGGATTTGCATCGATAAAAATTGGAACAAATTTAACAAGTAAAGTATATGCAAAATATAATGGAGTTGCAGAACGTGCATCTGCATTAGAAGTTAGTCCAGGTGTATTAATTGCGGCTAATCAGGTATTAAAAAATAATGCTACTTCTCAAATTTTAAGTGGTTCGCTCGATTTGCAATCAACAAATGGATTATATATTAGATCTAATTCTACTAATGATCCTATTAAAATATATAGTAATTTAACTGGCGGAGCCTTTATTGATTTTCAAGATAGCACTACAACAGGTACATTAAAAATAGGAATAAATTCAAATTCTTATTTAAGATTTAATTCTAGTTATTCAAATATTGGTATAAACAAACCCACATCATCTATTTCTCCTACGCTGGATGTTAATGGCAGTGGCGGATTCTCGGGCAATTTATCTATTTCTTCAACATCTACAACGGCGTTAACTGTACTAGGTAGTGTAATTGTTGGTAAAAATATAACAACAAATAGTTTAAAAATAAATGGTAGAACAACAAGTACCGGGTTACTAACTTTAGGAACACCATCTGGGTCAGGCTCGATATTACTTCCTGCACTTTCGGGAGTATATGATATTGGTTCTGCTGGATATCGATTCGGCGACGTTTATGCTATTAGTATTTTTGCAAATTCTTTTTATGGAAATTTAACAGGTTCTGCAGCATCATTAGCAACTGCTAGAGCATTTAACATACAGGGGCAAGTTACTGCTACTTCAGTTTTATTTAAAGGAACTGCTACTTCTACCTTTAATACTACACTAACACGATCTGCAATATCTGATCAAAGTACAACAAGTACAACAACATCCAGTCAAACGTTACTAGTTTTAGATACTGCTACAACAACCTCTAGTTTACAAAAGATTTCTAAATCAGATTTCTTTTCAGATGTTTATCCTAATTTATTTTCACCAGGAATGATTACTTCATTTGGAACATCAACAAATATCCCAAGTGGATTTTTAATATGTGATAATAGATCTGCATCTATTACTGCATATCCAAAACTTTATGCGTTAATTGGAACTACATATGGATCTGCAGGAGCAGGAACATTTAGGACTCCTAATTTATCAACAGCAACATTTATGCCAATTGGCGGATATTTAACATATATAATAAAGACATAATATGGCCTACATCATATACAATAACAACGGTTCTGTTTTAGTAAATATTCCTGTTGGTCAAGTTGATAGCAGTACAACTAGTTTAGATCTGATAGGAAAAAATGTTGATAATTACGGACAATATTTCAACAATGATTTAGTTAAATTATTAACAAGTTTTGCAGCACCAAATGGTAATGAACCAAGAAGTCCTAAAACTGGTCAATTATGGTATAATACAACTCTTAAAAGATTAACAGTATATGATGGAGCATTATTTAAACCAACATACGGAGCCACTGTAAGTGGTACTGAGACACTAACAACAAGTACGGGTGATCTTTGGTATGATACAATTAATAGTCAATTAAAAATTTGGAATGGATATGTATATAAACTAGTGGGCCCAGCAGTTTCTGGATTGTTTGGAAAATTTGGAATTGAACCTCCTCCAACTACAATAAGAGAAGATGATACAAATATTCCTCAAAAAGCAGGTATAATATATTCATATGGCTCTTCAATGGGTTTAATAACTACATCTTCATTTTCTCTAAAGGCTACTGACGGCACAAAGTATCTTAATAGTGGAACAACATCCACTATTATTCAAGGTGTAACAATATCAAATAATTTAGATATTAGAGAAAATTTATATATCAATAAGATTAGACAAATTCCTCCTGTAAATACTTTGGTAGCATCATTTAATATTACTTCTTATGGTGATCCAAATCATGCAACGACTGCTACTGCAATTTCAAATATAGGCACCGGCAACATAGCTATAGGGGAATATTTAAGATTAATATATTCTACAGCAACTAATGTTCTCTATAATCAAGTTGCATATCCGATAGGTTCTGATGCTAGAGTTGTTTGCTATTATAATACTACTCCTTCAGTTCGTCGTTTCCGTTTAATAGATGATCCTATCCATCCGGGAATAAGAATATGGAAGTCATATGATCTTTATTATAATGCGGCAGCAAATACAATTACTAATATTGTAGTATTATAGGGATTAAAAATGGCATATATTTTAAATAAAACAAATGGGTCAATAGTTGCAACGGTACAAGATGCCACAATAGATTTATCTACAGATTTAATATTTTTAGGTAGAAATTATGCAGGCTATGGTGAACCTCAAAATGAAAATTTTATAAAATTATTAGAAAATTTTGCAAACACAACCCCACCTAGCAAACCTCTCGAAGGTGAGATATGGTATGATACTGCTAATAAAAAATTAAATTTTTATGATTCTAAAGAATGGAAAAGTATTTCCAATTTAATATCTAGTGACTCAAATCCATTCAATGAAAATAATCCCCCTCCACAGGGTAATCTTTGGTATAATTCTTTAGAAGACCAACTGTTTGCTTCAAATGGATCTGAATATATATTAATTGGGCCACCGACTGGTGCAGACACCCAAGCAGGATGGAGAGGGTCATTTGAACAAGACTTATATCGACCAGGCACTAATATTTTTAACATTAAAGCAATTATTGGATCAGAAGTTGTTTCAGTAGTTTCTAATCAAGAATATATAGTATATCCAAATTCTAATGCTACATATCCTATATATGAAGAAAAAACACCCCCCTTAAAATTATATAGAGGTATTAATTTAATTGGAGCAGACCCAGTTACAGGGCAATCTGCTATTATTAATACAATAGATGGTACATATTTTTCTGGTAATATATTATGGGGAACCGCAGCCCACGCAATAAAGGCAAATTCATCTACATATTCAAGTTCATTAACTTATTCAGTAGACGGATCTAATGTGTATAAACCAGTTGCATTTGTAACAACATCGTCACTTACCCAGGGAAATATAAATGTAGATTACGGATTTATGTATAATCCGTCTACTAATTATGTTAGAGCAACACGATTTGAAGGACTTGCTACTAGTGCGTTATATGCCGATTTGGCAGAACGTTATGAAGCAGATGCAGAGTATGAACCTGGAACAGTTGTAGTAATTGGTGGTGAAAAAGAAGTCACTGTTACCACAACATTTGCTGATACAAGGGTAGCGGGCATAGTGTCTAAAAATCCTGCCTATATGATGAATTCCGAGGCAGGAACTGACGAAACACACCCTTATATTGCCTTAAAAGGTCGGGTTCCTTGTAAAGTTTTAGGTCCTATAACTAAGGGCGATCTACTAGTAACAAGCAGCACACTAGGACATGCCCAATCATGGTCTATACCTCATGCTCCGGTAGGAGCCGTAATAGCAAAGGCCCTCGAAAGTTATTCCGAAGGCCTTGGTATTATTGAAGTACTGGTAGTCTAAACAGCCATCGGTGCGTTAATAGTTGCATAACAGTTGTAGTCGACTAATTTAATATCATCCATCTTAAACATAGTTATACCTTCAACTGGATTTAATTCAAGTGTTGGAAGATTTAAAGGCGCCCTGCTCAATTGTTCTCTGACTTGCTCTAGGTGATTATTATAAATGTGAGCATCACCGAACGAAATAATTAGTTCACCAACTGATAAATTACATACTTGTGCAATCATATGTGTAAACAATGCATAACTTGCAATGTTAAATGGTACTCCAAGAAACATATCCGCACTACGCTGATACATGTGGCAACTTAACTTTCTACTACTGCTAACATAAAACTGTGCCATCATGTGGCATGGAGGTAATGCCATTAACTCTAGTTCACCCGGATTCCATGCGCTAATAACATGCCTACGTCCATATGGATCTTTCTTAATACCATTAATCAATACTTGTAATTGATCAACATGTTTAACAGCCATTCTGTTAGATCCAAACATTGGAGCACGCCACGAACGCCATTGTACTCCATATACTCGTCCTAAGTCACCTTTAAAACGTGCCTTTGGTTTCCAATAGTCTGCATTAGCATTACCAGACCAGATGGTATTTTCTGTACTAGTCCGACTTCCGTGTAATATTTCTTTTAGACGATTCTCATCGCCACTACCTTCAATAAACCAAAGTAGTTCACTAACAACAGATTTCCAGGCTAACCGCTTTGTGGTAATAGCCGGAAATCCTTGTTGTAAATCAAACTTTAACTGTAGTCCAAACTTGCTAATAGTACCAACGCCAGTACGATCGGGACGATGTTCACCTGTCTCTAAAATCTCGCTTAGAGCATCGAGATAGACGTGTTCTGAATCTAACATTAAGCCGCTACAGTTTTCTTAGCCTTAGATTCTTTAACTTTTGGTGGATCAATAGCGTCTGCCATTCTACGGAAATTAGCAGCATCCTTGGCCAACTTGTCAGCCTTAGAACGATATTGTTTAGCAATAATTACAGGATCAGAAACTTCCTCAGTAGATTCAACTACTGCAGATTTCCTTGTTTCTGGTACCACAACATCTGGAACAATAATTTCTTTGTTAACTGCATCAAACTTTGAAGTAGTTGGAGTAGTTCCGTCTGTTACTGCTAGTTCTTCTACCTTAACACCTTTTTCTAATGCAATTTGTTCATTAACTTCGTTAAGTTGAATTGCAGTTTGAGCATTGGGTGTTACTAGTACAAGACTAGTGGGGACTTTTTTAAGATGTCCATTAGCATGTAGGTATTGTAACATGACGGTTCCGTCGGGGAATCGACGTACTGCCATAACATCTGCAAGTTCATTTGCTTGTTGTCCGGCATCACTATCAATTAGACTCATTAATGAGTCATGATATGCATCAGTAAGTCCACTAGTACCTACTACTAATGCACTATTAGGATCTCCAGGTAGGGTTCTGTAAACAATGGCTATCCTGGCCGAGTTATTTTTCATCTTTCCTACATGCTTAGTAAATTTAGCCATGCTACTCTCCTTTTATTTAGAAACCAGATCCGTCTGGTGCAGTTGTTTCTTCGGCATTTGTTGCTGGTTCAGATACAGCAGGTTGCGGTGCCACTGCATTTAAAAATGCATTAAGTTTATCAAATGTTGCACCAACAGATGTTATCTCTGCGGCAGCAAATGCTCCTCGACGAACCGCAGCATCAACAATTGCTCGTAGATTTGCTAAATCAGTAATTGTAAGTTCTGGAGTATTTTGAGGTACTGTTCCTCCTACAGGCGGCACTCCACCAATTCCGCCCGGTGTTGTTACTTGTGCTTGATCTTCCATTTTAATTTTCCTTATGTAAATTTTTGCATCCTATTGCTAGCATAGTTAGTTCCTTTGGATCTTCAATTCCTATATCTGTAGTAACTTTGATTTTCCTATTATGATCTAAACTATATCCGTCTACAATGGCATATCTGCCATTTAGGTTATATTCAATCCAATGCTCGATGTCTTTAACATTGAATCTATGCTCTATTGAAAGTTTTGTAAAATGCTCTGGAATAAACTTTAGTTTTCTAAAACCTAATAATCCCAAAGCATTTATTGTTCCTCTATTTAGAGACATTATATACCTACTTTATTTATAATATGCGGTCTCGCCGAATGGTGCAATTATGGTTTCATTACCGTGAATAACAAATAGACTTTCGCAATATTCTTCGTCACCCCAACTCCCGCAAGGATACCCATCTGTAAACATAATAAATTTCTTTGGATTAATATCTTCACGTTTCATAAATTCATAATTGGCATCAAAGTCAGTACCGCCACCACCTTTAACTTCGTAATTCAAGATATCGTCAGCATTATCGCCGGTGAATTTAGCATAGTTATACACTTCAGTATCAAAGCACCACAGATCCAATTTGAAGTCTTTGTACTCATCCATAATACCCTTAACTTCACTAATAAAGTCTTTAGCCATTACATCCGAGATACTTCCGCTCATATCGATTGCTACTGAAACATCAATAGTATCCTCATTCATCATTCCTGGCAATATAGCACCGCAGTGTTGGCTTTTACGATTAGGCCGGGTAAAACTGTAATTGCTTTTGTAGATGCTTTGGATCTGCATACGCAGGATCTGACGCCAATCCATTTTAGGTTCAGTAAAGTCTGTAATCATACGTTGGATACCTGCCGGCACCCTACCAGCACCGGCGGCTTGTGCGGCTGCTACAATGGCTTCCTTCATTTCATCACGAATGGCTTTTTTTTCTTCAGCAGTTAATTTAGGACGACCCTTGCCCTTGCCTTTGGTGTTACCATCTTTGTCGCCGCCCTCGCCCTCGCCCTCGTCACCGTCATCTAAATGTTCGTCCAGTAACTCGCCTAACGAATCGAGATTAATCTTTTCTGCCTTCTCATAAAGGATGTCGTAAATTTGTTCGTAACTTATTCCACGATATTTGTCATCTTGAAAACATTGCATGAAACTTGGAAACATTCCAATGCGTTCATCCTTTAGAATTTGATTAGCGGCATAGTCAGCGGCAATGTTTGACAGTTGAGGATCACGATTTTCTCGACGTCCCATGTGGTCAAATACATTGTGTAGTACTTCATGACCAAATCCAAATTCTGCTTCTTTAGGAGTTAGTTTATGTACAAAACCATTATTGTAATAGAAGTTTCTTCCATCTGTTGCCAATGTGCTACACCATTCGCTAGCATCAATCAATTGCATACGTGTAGCCAAATTGCCAAAGAAAGGATGACGAAGTAGCAATCCAACACGAGCAGTAATAAGTTTTTCTACAATCTTATTCTTTTCTGCCGCTGTAAATTGACGATCTGTCCAATCTTTTTTAGTGCGTTCTTGTTTCATTACTTTAGACATAGCATATCCTTTTAGTGTTTAAGTATATATTATACATTAAATTTATCAAAAGAGCAAGTAAAAAGGGCCCCTAAGGACCCAATTTTAGCCTTCCATTGCTGTGATAATGTATTTGCCATACTTTTCATGGAAGCGATCAAAGTTTTTCAACTTGCTAGCATCAAATGGCAGTTCATAATTAGTCAAAGCAACCTTGGCACCCATAACAATAAGTTCAGTTGGGAAATTATCCATCAAGAACAAAAAGAAGTTATCTGCCATCTCATCCCAGCCTTTAATTTTCTTACGATCTGCTTCTTTCAATTCATAGCATAGGCTAATGCTCAAAGAATACATTGCAGAAATTTCTTTAATTTCGCACTTCTTAACTTTGCCCGACAAGATATCGCTAGGGTTAGGCATCTGTTTAGCAACACGACGGTGTGCCATAAACTTAACAGCCAGGCCTTCACCTACTGCACCTGCAATTAGGTCAGTTAGTGTAGAATCGGATACATCATCATCGTCAAGCAATTCGCTAACAAAATGCCAACTACGTGGTGTAGCGAATGCACGGCTTGAACTCTTTGGATCAAAATCGTACAGATCTTGTTTGGCAAAACCCAAATAACCAACAACTTGTTCGTGTTCAAAATTGTTTACAGCCCATTCTAACCAATCTTCATAATCTGTACGCAATTCTAAGTGCAGGAAACGGTTAGCCAACGGAGCAGGCATGCGATAAGTAACACCTTTATCAGTTTCGCGATTACCGGCAGCAACAATGCTCACACCTTTTGGCAGAATGTAAGTACCAACTCGACGATTAAGAACCAATTGGAATGCCGCTGCCTGTGTAGCAGGTGCCGCAGAGTTCAATTCATCCAAGAACAGGATAGCAGTAGACTCTGGATCAGTAGGCAATTCTGCAGGCGGCGCCCAAGTCATAGTATTTGAATTACTATTGTAGTACGGAATACCTTTAATGTCAGTAGGTTCCCAAAGACTCAAACGAACATCTATAACCTCACGACCTTGTTCGTCGCCGAGTTGTTTGATAATATCGCTTTTACCAATTCCTGGAGGACCCCACATGAACACCGGGCGTTGTTTCTTAACACACTTGCGGATTGCTGCTTTAGCCTCTTTTGGGCTAACAGTACGATTTGCGGAAATTTTTTCTGCCATAAAATGCTTTCAGTGAAAAAGTTAATTAAAATACTGTATGCTTTATGCTTCAGTATGTATTAATTATACGATAGTTCTGTCGTATTGTCAAGTACTTTATTGTTTTTCAGCAAACCTCTTATGTGCTCTTTGCATTTTTTGCAGATTTCCAGAAAATAATACTAGTTGTATAGCCATTCTTTCCCCAAAAAGATAGATAGATTTATGGGTTATGTAAAATGGACAGTCAATATTTCGATCTATCCAAAGTATAAGAGCGTTATTTACATGAATTGGCTCGTCAAAATCCACCTTATGATACTTTATATCAGACGCAATAAGAGATTCAAACCCTTTATCTGTAAGTCCTAGGCCACCCTTTTCCTTAATTCTAAAGTTTTGCCAAAAAACTTGTAGCAGATTTCTTATGGATTTTTTGTCAACGCTTAACCCAAGTTGTTCTGCAACATAATGAGTGATCTTAAGTTTTTGGTTCATCGGTGATTTTTTCACCAGAAGTTAGTTTATAAACGGAAAACTCTGTAGTATTGAACATTTTGTTCAACTTTTCCGATAAATTAAAAGCATGACCGCTATTTGCAAAAGACACTTTCTTATACTTTGGCCCTACTTCTTGTGCAACTACACTACTAGTTTTTAAATTAATTGGTTTATCTTGGTAAAACACTGACCAAACAGCATCAGACTCTAAAACTTGATCCGTTTTATAAGATTTTTTATTGGTTATTTCTAACAGAATATTTGGTTTAGGTCTTGACATTATATACGTATCTCCGAAAAGTGCGTATATATTTATCGGTTTTTTAAAATTTACCACCGTCCATTTTAACCTCTACAATAGTGTTTTGTTTATTAGAAGAAGTTTGATCTAATATACTACTTAATCTAGTCATGACCGATGCAATACTATCATATAAATCTATATACTCTTTTGAGGATAAAGTTATTGATTTTTGACTACTTTTTCTAGCAATTCTTGCTTTATCTAAAAAATCTTCAAGAGGAAGTAAGTTTAATTGACTCATATCTTATTAATTGTGTTTAACATATTTTTCATTTCTTGTTCTGTTTTAAATGGACCGTGATATGGATAGCGTTCTAATGTGATTAGTTTAGGGCAAAAACTTTTAACCCATCCTTTTCGGAATTGAATAACATAGTACCCTGCACAATATTGGCTTTTGCTTTTAGAACTCTTTGCATATAATGGTAGTTTTTTCTTTACATTATAAACTGGTTCAAAAGGTTTTGAACTACATGGGTAGTTATAGATAGTATGGTTAATTGGTTCTATTTCAAATTTACGTTTAGTATCAATTATATCTAATTTTTCAATTATATCTTTGAAACTTTTAATATTAATTATTTTACCTTTATGTAAAAAGATATATCCTTTTTTATTTTTTGAAATAGATCCAATCTTTTTACCATTTCCTTCGATGATCCATTCTTTATTTGGGATCAATACTTTTGAAATTACTTCATTCATGCTATATATCTCGCATTAAGTGGTTCTGCATAACTTTGTACCTGCTCACTAATTTTATTAAGATCGTATTCAGAGCATAGTTTAAGCAATCTTACGCCAACTTGTGGAATATTCTTCTCTGCCGTTGTAGCAGTTTTGATTGTTTCTTTAATTAACTCTTTAATATTATCCGGTTGTGCTGTTAAATCGCACAGTTGTACATTACGAACGTAATCATCTAATACACGATGCTCAACACCTTCGTGGTCAGACCAACGTTGCAACATGAGATTGTTCCACGCATAGCCTTTGGATTCTCTATCGGCAAACGCATCACGAAGACCAACTTTATTCTTTGTGCCTTTCTCACGTACCCCTGGATAAGCACTAAAGATATTGTCAGATGTATCGCCACGCATACACTTCTCAAAGAGTAACCATGCTGGATCTGGTGCACCTTTTGACAAATTAGTTTTCTTATCTTTAACAGGCTTACCTTTTTCATCAAAGTATCCCTCATATGTGGTTGTAATCTGCATTACACCATTATATTGACGAACATTGGGTGCAATCAATTGTGCAAAGTCTCCATCTGTTGAGACCACAATATGATTATCATTAGGATGACTTTGTATCCAACCGCCAATTAAATCATCTGCTTCTAATTGTGGATGTTGTAATACAGTACAGTTAGTTTTATTTGTGATGTAATCTTTAAACTGATCAAATGTTTCCCAAAATACACGATCTTCTTCTGCTTCTCTTGGACTTTGAGCAGCACGGGCTTCTGTACGTTGTCGTTTGTATGGAGCATACACATCCTTCCTCCAACTACGACCTTCTAAAAAGAAGATAACATGGTCGCCTTTGAAGTCACGCCATGCTTTGCGAACACTGCCTAATACAGTAGCAAGACTCATTCCGATCTTATCATTTAGATCACCACGAGTAGCGTGTCTTGCACGGAAGAATGTGTTTGCTGTATCTACAAGAATGTATGTTTTGTTCATTAAGAAATTTCCGATCTACCGTCACCTAAATTATTAACATTAATATAACCGCTACCTCGTCGATCCATATTAATATCTGACTCACTTCCGATGTTTCTGCACAGTTCCTGAAACCATTGATCAACCACTGATTCTTCTGTATCACCTTGAAACCCATTTGTTCTTAATTGTAACACAAAATATTCATTCCAGTCAAGTTCAAAAAATCCATTACGAATGTTATCTTTGTTTACATGGGTATCCAAAACTGCTACCCAGGGTTCTTTATTTTCAGTTGCAATTTCTTTTGGAGTTTTTATTATTTCCTTAACTATAGGTATTGGTGGAACTTCTTTAGGTTCTGAAAAATGTACTACTGTGTTAATACCTAATAATTTTTTTAAAAAATCTATCATTTAAGTACCCCATTCATTTTTAAACAACGGCACTTGTAGTCTATCGCTGTAACGTAATCCATGCTTCATTGCTAACAATGCTACATTACGATTGTTCATTGCATAGACACTTTCTACACCGCCTACTGGCATTAGATAAACATATCCTGTAAATCCTGCTGAACGATATTCAGCAATGGCACGTTCAGCATCCGCAAAGTCTTCTTCTGTGGCAATAACAAACTTCAAGTATGCTGTACCATACTCTTCATACTCAAATACACGTTCAGGTTTGATAGCATCCAACCACGGCTCACCACTGCAAGGCAATTTAGCACTTACACTGAATGTAACGTCTCTATAGAAGTCAATATCATCAGAATGGTATTTCCATGTATGCAAATATTGTTTGAATTCTGTAGTTAATTTCATTGTGCCATTTGTCTCAAAAGTAATTTCTTTAAGACCTGCCATTTTAGGATGCTTCAACAAGTCTGGATACTGCTTCTGCCAACCTAACAATGGCTCTCCGCCTGTAATAACCAAATGCTCGTCACGCCATTCTCCATGTGGAAGTATTTCCATAATGCGTTCTACAATGGCATCTGTAGTTAGCATTGGACTTAGATCTTTAAAACGCGGATCCCAACTGGCATAACTATCACAACCTGTGCTTACTAATGGAAGTTGTTTGTAATCGTTATACAAATGAACTACTTGTGCAATGTCTTCTACTTCTGTGCTTAGTTCACCGCGTGGCATGCCAAATCCTGCACATTTAAAGTTACATCCAAATGTGCGTAAGAACACACTGGGCACCCCCATATATCGGCCTTCTCCTTGAATGCTGTAAAATAATTCTGCGATCTTAATTTTGCTCATATTATTCCTTGATAAGTAATTATATACTTTTATTTAAAAAAGTCAACACTATTGAACAAAATATGAGAACAAAAATATACTGGAATTTACATAATCATTGTACAGCACAATGTACATATTGTCCTTCTACATATTGGGGAGGCGAAGAACCTCGTCATATATCGGAATATTTAGAAATTACAAACAAAATAATATCTCATTATTCATCATTGGGTAGAAATATTGATTGGGAATTTAACGGAGGTGAGCCATTAGATATGTTTGATTTTCCTATGATATTAAAACTATGTAAGGAAAATAGTGGAAATATTAAATTAAATTCTAATGGCGGTAAAATGTGGCTTGATTGGTGGGCTATTGAACCGCATATTGACGTTCTTAATCTCACTTATCATTATTGGCAAAAAGAACCATTGATTAAATTTATATTAGATTCGTTTCATAATAAAAGTAAAATTGTAAATGTAACTGTACCTATTCGTCCTAATTTTTTTGAAGAAGATATAAACAGAGCAAAAAAAATTGAAAATAATTATAATTTAACAGTTAATAAATCTGTACTATATCACGGTGCTGATAAAAATGCTGGATTTATGTATGAATATAAATCTAAACAACTAGCAATTATGTCAGGGATTGAATACATAGAATATATACCTGAAAAAGAGCATACATCTGAAAAAGAACATATACCTGAAAAAGAAAAAATAGTTATTCCCTTAGTAGTTGAACAAAATCATTTTAAAGAAACTACACTTAAAGAAAGATTTGAAGAACGAATCTTACAAAGTCCTAGTTTCACAGGAATGGCTTGCAATATAGGAATTGAAACTTTAAATATATCTCATTTGGGATGGACTAGTGGTAGTACATGTAACAATTTACATTTAGGAAATATATGGGACAAAGAATTTGAATTACCAAAAACACCTAGTGTATGTAAAATGAATAACTGTTTATCTCCAACTGATCAATTAATTACAAAATTTTCTGTGTAGACTAGATTTTTTTATAGATTTGATTTCTGTTTGTTGAGAAATATACTCATCGTTATGAACCCATTTATTATTCTTTAAAAAACCCCATTCTTTTTGCTGCTTCCCAGGCATAAACAATGTCCATGTTGTAACATTTGGATTTATTTCTATGCGATGATAGGACGTTGCCTTACAAATACGAAAATGTCCAGGACCCCGCCATTTAGCAGTTTCATATATTTTTTCACCCTTTTCATTGAAATGAGGAATCCATTCCCAATAACCACCGCGTAATATTAAGGTAGCATAGGGCCACGGATGATCATGAACATCATCTGGATCTGATTTAAGAAACTTATGAAGAAATACATTGAACGGAAATTTTTTTCTTTCTTTTAAAAAAATATAATATCGTTCTAAATATGGTTCATCACTCTGACGATCCATAACAATACGTTTACGACCGAGTTGATCAAGTGTATTTAAAAACCAATTCATTTAAAATTTTCCAATAGTTTAGTTGCACTAAAAAAATTATCAGTTAAGTCTCTAGTCTGTGCTAGTAATTTAGGAAGGCGTGTCTCATAGTGATCCATATGCTGATGAATAGCGAAACATAGATTGGGTCTATGACTCTTATATGCTTCAAAATTTTCAGTCCATTCGCTAGGATATTTAAATAGGTCATAATACATCTCAGTATAACTTAAACGATCAGGAACTAATGGAATAGCACCTACTAATGCGCCTTCATAACAACTAATGCCCAATGTTTCTTGTAGATTGGCACTAAACACCATTTTTGCTTCACCTAACAAATTATGATATTCATTCTTTGTTAGTTCCTGTTCTTGACAAACAACAAATTCATATTGTGGCAACTGTTCTTTTAAGTCACGAAATATTTCAACTTGCTTCTCAGGTGCAATGCGATGCGGAAACAAAATTAGATCACGCTTCTTCATGCCCTTGTACAAGTTTAAAGTATTATCCATATACTCCATGGGCCAACCTGTGCGAACAATTTTTCCTTGTTCGATCATGGTCATCTTCCATTCGTTATCAACTGTTTCGCTAAATGTTTTAGCAAACAGATTAATGTGAAAGTCAGTGGCAAAATAGTTATGATCAATAGCGTGAAAGAAACTTTCTTCAGCATGTCGTACCCACTTTGCATCGCCGATAAGACGACCTAAAAAGTCTTGAGGGTCATAACTACCGGCATGCCATAATCCGTGTATAGTTACAGGAATGCCGAGAAGCCCGGCCATGTACTTGAGATTGATGACACCAGGGTGCCAAGCATCAGTAAATACAAAATGATCACCTGCATGAACGGCTCCGTTGCAAAATAACCTACCCAAGGTTTCAACTTGCTTAGCCTTGTAGATATTAGTTCCACCAAAATTAAGAAAAGCACCAGGGGTAGTAGCAGCAGGGATATCAGTAGGTCCAGCAATAATTTGAACATTGTGTCCTGCCTTTCGTAAGAGATTAGGTACATGAGACTGCCATTGTCCCGTGTACCTTGTCGAAACTGCTTCAATATCGACTACATAAATCATATTAACGTTGATTGTATGGACGAGGATTATTACCCTTGTACTCTGTGCGTGATCGACGTTCTCCACCGTTACTCCAACGTTGGAAGTTACGGTATTCTTGACTGCGATATAAATCGCTTTCGTTGAATGGAAGAAGATTAAATCTGCAATGATCTAACCAAGCATCGAGATCATCAAAGATCTTAGATACCTCGGGTTTCATTTTAAGAGTTTTTTGAATATAAGCGGGTTGCGCCATTTAAGTTTTTTCCTAATATTAGGGTTGATTAAAAAAAGTAAGTGTAGCGCCATTCTCGCCATCTTCACTTACGTCAATGATGGTCTTACGACCAGGCCACCTTGCAGTGATTGTCGTGTTAAGTTCACGAGCAATCATTTCACAAGATTTGTGGTTGAGTTCAAGAGTACCATCACTGTAGCACTTCTCAAGCCAACGCTTAAACTGGATAAATTCAATATCGCGGTCATCTTGGAAGACCTCAATAGAAACTTTAAAATGAAAAATATGTCGATGTGGAGTTCCAAGGAAACTTACATCATATTCGTCGCCTGTGGCCAACTTAGGATCAGTTGCGGCTGCGGGATACATGTGGATACCTTCTTTGCGGAAGGTGACCCAGATAAGTGATAAGTCGTTCATTCTGCTGTTTTCTTAGTTACAGTTTTTACAGGTTTAGTAGTCTTAGTTTTTTCAGGAAGATTATCTTTCATCATATTCATCATTTCCCAAAGTTTCCAATCCATGCTTTCAAGCAATTTGAATAGACGTTCTTCTGTAGTTTCTTGTTTTGCTTGTTTAGTTAGTTTTGCGTTAATCATTTAAATTTAATTACCTCGTCGTTTTTATATTGATTCCAGTCTGTGAATTTACTACGATCCATAAGTGTATGCAGACTGTGAGACCATACACCGGGATTAGTTGCTTTAAAATCTTTATCATCAATTTTAATCATTGTGTTGTAATTCCACAATTTAATATAAGGAAGTGGAATTCTAATCTGTGGAATAAAATTATCTTTCTCATTCAAACCGCTTTCTAGAAATTCTTCTGCTAGATTAATTGGAATATCAAGACTACATAAGTATTCTAGTTCTAAAAAGAAATGAATCATTGAGTCCCAACTTCTCCACTCGTCATAATTTGTAGGATTAAAACTATGATTAGCACCAAAGAATATGTGCCTTGCACCATTTAAGTTTTTAGCAATATCTTCAAAAGATTGGATTCCTGTAACAAATAATGTTTGCATTCCAAATGCAGGAGTATGTTCAACCTCTACTCCTGTAAAGAATTCAACATTATCTGTTTCACCGGTTTTATAATCACGTTTCATAATATTAGTATAGCAGAATTATTAGTCAAATGCAATAGCTTATTCAGCCAATCTGTTTTCAAGTGCTCTATACTTTGGATCTTCAACATCTTCTGTATCTACTTCTAATGAAGTCGTAATATTTTCAATTTCAAATAAATTGTTAAATGTATTTTGAGCAGGACCACCTTGCATTCTAGAACCTTCAAGACTTCTTAAGAAATTTAATCCTTCTTCGATCATTTCAAATGCTTCTGTTTTTGACTTAGTATTAAACAATTCTTAACGAATCGATCAAAGTACAAAATATTACGTGGAACCCAATCGCTATATTGATCACCTGCAATATCTTTAGAACTAAGTTTATTCCAATGTCTCCAGTCTGGTTTAAATCTAGTTTTCTCAATGTCTGCTAATTGATTTGCACGTTGTACAGCAACAATGTGGCATTCAACATTATGACCCATCATAAGAGCATAAGCAAAACTATCCCACGATGTTTTACCTTCTTTTTTAATTTTGTTCAACATGCCAGGAGCATAGTGACAAATATCACCCATTGTTAATCTACGACCAAATTCACTTTCGAATGGGAATGGTATGTCTGATTCTGCAAGTGCTTTGTTGTCTGGGGCTTTGTCCATAATAACACTCCACCTTTTTGTTGTGTGTTGTGCGTTGGTATAGACAAGTCCGTGCGCTGTTGCGATAAACGGTGAGGCGCAGTCAAAAGATACGGTAAAGTTTTCATTGATATGTTTTCTGATTTGTCGTTGTATTGAAGTCAAATATACAGCCCAATCTAATTGTGCTGTGCCCAGGAAGTGCATCCAGTCTTTACCATTAAGCAAACCTTCGTCTCTAAGAGTCATTAGTCGCTTTAGGGTAATATCCATCTTGCACATATTAGCGCCACCCATGGCCCAACCTTCTGCGGCCTTATCGCCCCAAACTGCTGGATCGCTAAATTCTTTTACTCCATTATACCACTTCTCAGCAGTATCCCAATCGTTGCCTTGGAGAACATTTAAAAACTTTGTAAGTCCTTGTCTATTATCTAAAAAGAACTTGTTGTTATATTTTGTTTTATCTAAACAATCATCGAATGTTTTCAACCCTGTCTTAGGACTATGAATGTGATCACAAGCCCAAGTAGGAACGTCTAACATCATTGACCAATCAGCAGTTAGTTCAAGCCAGTCTAAAATTTGTTTTCGAGTTTTAGTTGCGGCAGGCCCTTCAAAGTCTAACCAATCAAATTTAAGAACACCCTTACCAATTTGGTATCCGCCCGAGTCACCTAAGATCATGGTGTTATTTCGATCACGTTGTTGTATCATTGATTCTTGAATAACACTTTTATTAAGATCCAATTGTGCATGACCTGCTGAATACAAACCATATTTGTACGTAAAGTACCCTTGCTCCGGATTTAAAAAATTCATACCTTCAATACCACGATCAAATCCTTTAGGAATACGATCATCTGGTATAAATTTTTCTAGTCTTTGTTTGGCAATGTATGTACTATAAAAACTACTAATTGCCGGCAAATAAACTGCATAGTCTTTTTGTAGTGGTGTTAAATTAACTTGTTTCATGTTCTTGACTTAATATCTCTGTTATTTTTAATTGTTCTTCTGCGCGGGCAAGTTCTTTTTTAGCACGATTTATATTTTCTCTAGCAATTTTAACAGCAGGATTATCGTTGGGCAATGATAAAAGAACTTCTTCTTCCATCTGTTTCTTCCTTGCCCAATCTAATAATTCTAAAGTATATTTGTCTAATGTAACAGTTGCATAACTGGTAGATAATGTCCTCCAGCCAGCAGTTCCCATGAATTGCTTGCTAGCATCATCAAACACTTGTATCTCTGAACCCCATATACGAATCATTCCCTGCATAGGATTTACATCATTCATAGTAATATAAGGTACAGACGTGTCACCACCTGATACCTTAACACCTACACCGCCAGATAGACCTTTTATCATGCGTTTGCTGGAATGATATATTTGTAAGTAGCCAAGCCGCTGTCTAACGTGATTTGCATAGCACCTTCATTACTAAAACTAATTTTAGTGTTGTTAGCATCTGCAACTTTTAAAATACTCAATACACTGGTTACAGGCCATGTCCATGCTTTAGTAATCTTTCCAACAACACCTGTGGCAAATACAAATTCACCACCATGACTGCTAACATCGCCGAATGTAAATGTTAATTTGTCGCCTTCTGTTTTTGCCAAGAACGTTGTATGTTCTGTATTAGCACCTGCTTGGAATTGAAAACGTTGAACAGAAGCAAGTGTTGGCTCAACTTCAACATCCCACTTGACTCCACGAAACTTGACAGTTTTTAATTTCTCATTAATAATGTCTTGATTCATAAATCGATAGTCATTCTTAAAATCTCCGTCTTTGTTTTCAAAGTGAAGACCAACTGGAATAGTTTCGCCATTACGTTCAGCAGTAACTACTTCAATTTTAGCATCTTCTTGATATTCTTTACCATCTAATAGATAGCGTAGTTTTTCAAGTTGTGGCATACCATATGTACCAATCATGTCTGGATATGGATTAGCAGTCTCGGCATACATAATAACTGTACGGTCATCTGCCATAGAGTCAATTAGTGTTTTTTGATCAGTGCCTGTAATTTTAACAATGTTAAGAAAGCCTAATTTGTTAGTATGTGCAACGATGTCTTGAAGAATAGATTTCATAATAATTTCCTTTTAGTTAGTTTATTTAGATTTAGGGAGAAAGTCAAGTAATATTTTAATCAAAACTGAATAAAGAATTAAATGTGTTTGTTTCGGTTGTTGATTCTAGATCCCACTCTAGAACTCCAATAAGATTATCAAGTTTATTATTGATAATAGTTGCTTCCATTTCAGCATGATCAAATGGCAAGTCCTGGAACCATTTAGGCAGTCTAAGTTCATCAACTGGATACGCAATACTTGTATATCCTAACGGATTAGATTTTACCTTGCAAACAATAACTTTCATACCATCAACAATGTTGGCACTATATTTGTCACCGTTCATACGTTTAAGAGTATTCCAATTGATGCTTGCCCGTACATGTCCTGGCATATTAGCCTTCCCAGCCTTTTTTTCTTTTTCTTGATATTCGGCAATGTTGTTTGCACGTTTAGGACTACCTTTTTCCCACCCGGGCCTTGATTTAAACTCAGTTCTAAATTCTGAAATCATTTCTAAAATTTCTTCTTCTTGACTACCATTTAGAACTTTGGTAAGAACTTCCTCAAGAAACTTCTGCATGAATTCCGGAGTATCACTGCGCTTCAAATCTAAACCCATGGCTTTGATCTTGCCAGGTTTAGTTTCGCTATCATATCTCTTGCCATCCTTATCATAGTACAATACAGCATAACGCTTCTTAGTAATGAACAGGCCCTTAATTGCAACAATTTCACGTCCTGCTTTAATAACTTCACCACGACTCTTTGGACAGTGAAAAGCATCTAACATGAACTGTGGAAATGTATCATTAACATTATCTGCAATTGTGTCATATAATTGGATAGCAATATCTTTATCCCAAGGAACAAGTTTCTTTTGGATATCAATTTTTAATGTATTGTAAGCAGAGAAATAACATGAGTCTGTGTCACCGTAAATAATACTTTTACCGACGTGATCAAACTCACCTGTGATAACTTCATTGACCTTACCGGCCATATGACGAGCAATAGCACGACCAGTTAGTGTAGTACTTTGTCCGATGCGCTTGTCAAAGAATCTACAGCCGGGATTTAGAATAGCACCATACAAACTGTTTAGGTTAATCTTCTTGACCAACTGACGTTTGTCCCAATATTCTTCTTCAATCTTATTGCCGGCATCCATAGCCACTTTAAGTTTCTTTTGCATATCCTTACGCTCACTATACCAGCGAGCCAGCAAGCCAGGAATAATGCCTTCTTGTTCATAGGTAAAGATTGTACCATTGGCACTAAGCATCCATGGATTATTACTTTCGTAAATTAATCTATAAGCCTCGGCTGCACTTACAATATCTTTTTCACCATTTTCCCAATCTATGGTAAGTTCAAATGCACGATCTTGACGCATCACTGCTTCGTATTCTAAACTACCAAACATACCTTCCCATGCGGCAGCAAAGGATTTTTTATGTAACGTTGTTTGTTCATGAATAAATTCGTCAGTATTAGTTTGACGTATTTGTCCAACAATAGTTTCCGGACCCATATTCAATGCTCGAATAACACTTGGATATAGACTGTTAATGTCCATACTGCCTATATAGTCATGTAATCCTTTTTTAGGATACGCTACGTAAGCACCTGCTGCTTGATTGTTTTCTGTTTCATCACGTTTAGCACGACTTGGAACTATTAGACCTCGGTGGTGTGCTTCATTAACAATTGCTTGTTCAGTAACGGCAACCGCACCCATTGTGGTCTGTAACAATACAGTACATTCATGTGCTAGAGTATTTGCTAGATCAATAAATTTTAGTTTCTTATCTAATTTATCGAGTAGTGCAGTATCTTGTCTATTGTATTCAATAAACTTTCGGAAGTCATTATTATATAGTTGATCCAATGTACCTTCATAAACAGTTTTACTTTCACCTATCTCCATTTCTCCAATGGCATCAAGTCTGTAGGTGTGACGTTCTTCATAGGTATATTTCCTGTACAGTTCGAGACTGTCCAGATGAACGCGACCAATAAGATCATAAGTAACAGCCTGTTTCCCATATTTCTCATATTCTCTTTTCTTTGGAAATTGATCCCACAAACAAAATCTGCGAGTATCTTCTTTACTTAGTACTTTGGTAACACGATTGACAGTGTAAGGAATATCAAAACCTTCACTATTCCAACCGCTTAAAATATCAGCATCTTCAATTAGATTTAAAAATGCATCCAACATTTCTGCTTCTGTTTCAAACAATATAGTATTAGGAAAATCTTTAACTTGTTCCTGTGCTTGTTCCATAGTTAGTGTTTTAGGTGGAACAGCAAAACAAACTAACGTATCCATCCATTGTAAATGAACCGCAATACTTGTAATTGGCATAAAAGCATCTTCAGGAGTGCTATAGCCACGTTCTGGATCAAAATCAACCTCAATGTCAAAAAACGCTACATGAAGTTTTGGTGCATCAATACCAAGATAGTGATCTTCTAAACATCGGAAAGCCGGTTTAATATCACTTTCAAAAAGCCTGCGTTCTCCGTGGATACGTAGTTCTTTCTGAAAGTCCTTGTTATTTCTACAAGATACTTTACTTAGATTCTCACCGTAGATTGATTTGTACTTACCCTTAGGGTCAGGATAATAAAAGATAAATTTGGCAGGATATTCTTGATAAATTCTACCCTTTTTTGTATCGCGCTCAACTACCTTGACAATATCTTTGTCGCGATCCCACCATGCATCAACATATGACATATTTTTCCTCCTCGTGATTTAATGGCTCACTGACCTTCTTATAATCAATTATGGCTGATTCAACCTTACTCATAAATTATTTAGCATCCTAAATAATCCGACACTATCTATAGTGACAAGCAGGCAGTAGTTAGCCAGCATTCCAAAAGAACGTCTAGAAAAACAAGCCCATCCATACATAATGCACTGGCAAATAAAAATAGGATACAAAATAATAAGAGGCGGATTGGGTACAGTGAGCGCCATAGTAGTCGCACATCCGATACTAAGTGCCCAAGCCGTAACCTCAACGATAAAACGAAGAGGGTAAGTTTTATAGTCATTTTGTATCCAATTGATAATGTTTATTAAATGATTATTCATCAGTACGACGATGTGAATGCCCACTGATATCTACAATAGTTTCCAAATCATCAAACTCTTTCCAAACGCTATCCCATTGATCTTTTTGTGCAATTCGGATAGCCTTTTTAATCACACTAGGCTTAACTTCGAGTTCCTCTGCCACTGCTTTAATGGTATCGTTAAGCCCTTCAGTGAGGTCTTGAATCTCTTGCATAACGGTCATGCCCTCTGCAACGATCTGTTTAATTTTGGCCTGTTCAGGCGCTCCAAATGCTTTACCCATAAAAAATCTCCTTGTAAGTAAGTATATACTAGACAAGGAGTTCTGTCAAGGTTTATTTTATAAACGAGCGTCTATAATGTTCCAATTGATAATTTTCCATGTGTTAGTTAAATAACCCTTTTTGTCTGCTTGGTAATCAAGAGCCCAAGAGTGTTCCCACCAATCTATTAGTAGTATGATATCATTCTTAATTTGGTGATTGACAATGGTTTTGATCTCACCGTTTCGAGCAAGATAGACCCACCCACTGCCTTGTATGCCCATAGCAACTTTGGTAAATTCTTCTTTAAAATTATCAAATGATTTAAAATGTTTATTGATAAACTCTTTAGATGCACCTATTGGGGTATTGTTTTCATCTGGGACTTGTAGTTGTGGAAAATACATACTATGTAAGAACGCACCTGCTTCGTTGAAGTTTGGATCACCTTCACCGGCATTAAAGCGATTGACATAAGTTCTATATAACTTGCCATAATGATAATCCATTGTATCTTCGCTTTTCACAGGTTCTAGTGCATCGCGAGCATAGGATAACTTCACCTGCTCAAGGTGTTTAATTTCTTTGCCCTCTACTACATATTTTATAAAATTATACATTATTTCTTTTTAGCCCTTCCAACTTTCATATTGGCTAGCCAATGTGCAAGTTGACCTTTGCGGCCGCCTTGCTTGGCAGTCTTACGTAAACTACTTACACTTGCTTTGGTATTTACACCGTGTCGTTTGGCATCACCCTTGTCTTGGGGATTACGACCATCGGCAAAATTCTCTGCTACATCCTGCTGACCTTCCACAGTAAGCCTGTCTAATGCTATTGGATTTAATACAACATTCGGTTTCAAGCCTTTGGTGTTAGCA